ATGAACTACACTATGTACCTAGACGACCTACGTACCCCTATGCTCGAGTACGACGTAATTTGCCGTAGCTACAGAGAAGCGGTAGGAGCAGTGCTCTATCACGGAGCCCCAATGCTTGTGTCATTTGATCACGACCTAGGAGAGGACACCGAAACCGGGTACGACTTTGCCAAGTGGTTAGTTGAAGCTGACCTAGACGGAAGAATTATTCTTCTGGACAATTTTACTTTTACTGTTCACTCAGCTAATCCTGTGGGAGCAGAAAATATACAAAAGCTCCTTGATGCATACCTCAAATTCAAAAAAGACCCACTTACTCGTTTTAGACATTGACGAGACTCTTTTCCATGCAATGTATCCTGAGCAGGTCGAGGATGCTATGGATGCAGGGTATATGCAGGATGAGGACGACTGTGACTTTCGTATATGCGATGTGTGGCCTGCAATCGAACGTCCTTACGTACATAAATTTTTGCATTGGGCATTCCAAGAGTTTGAAGTAGGCATATGGTCTAGTGCCACACAGGACTACGTAGACGACTTCGTGGACAAAGTGATAACAGATGCACAGCATGGCGAACCATTGTTCAAATACGCCAGAGATCGGTGTGTACACAGCCCTGTCATAGATCCGTGGGCAAGACACGATGTACAACAAATAGAGTACATAAAAGACCTAAAAAAGGTTAAAAAATACGGTTATCCGATAGATTTTACCATAGCTGTAGACAATACTCCATCTAAGTTCAAACGTCAGTACGGAAATTTGGTTGCAATACCCGATTTTTATGGAGATCCTGACGATCGCTATTTGTTAAAGCTGATGGATTATCTCGCATACCTCAAAACTGTCCCGAATGTGCGCGAAATAGATAAGCGTGGTTGGTGGAACGATAAATAACTGCAAATCCCCTTAGGACCGTTTGGGGTGAGGCGACACCTGCCTCAAGAGTTGGCTCGCTACCTTCGACCTTGGTAGTGGTGTGACCGGGGAGAGTTCCACTAAGGACAATAACAATGAAGATCACTGAAATCACAAAACATGCACAAAAGACAGGAGAGCTTAAAAAGCGCAACCCTGTTGCAGCCGCTGGCCACGTTAACCGTGCATCGACTCATCGCGACAAAACAAAATACCGTCGCAAAGATAAGCACAAGAAGCGCGATTATTAACGGTTGACAGCCTTGTTTCTTCCTGTTATAATGCAGGAGGTAAAGTGTTGGTCTGAATCTAGATCACACTGAACGAGGATAATAAGAACAATGTTTACTGATTTTCTTTTGCGACAGCTAAAGAAACGAGTAGCTGATCGCCGCAAACCTGATTACTTAATTCATCCAGAGCGAGATTATATTCGCCGTTGGTGGGTGATTCCCAGAAATCGATACTTCAACATTTATCTACACCGTGTAAACGCAAACGACGATGATCGAGCACTGCACGATCATCCTTGGTTCTGTAGTTCACTGATACTCGATGGTGCTTACAAAGAGATTACTCCGACCGGTTCAACGGTTCGCAGAAAAGGAAATTTCGTTGTTCGAAAAGGCACAGCCTTGCATCGTTTGGAAGTGGAAGAAGGTCCGGTTTGGTCTCTGTTTATTACCGGTCCGAAGTATCGAGAGTGGGGCTTTATGGATCCGGAACTGGGCTGGATACATCATTCTATATATGATCCAGATTGAATGCTTTTAACCACTTGACATAATTTTTTTGACGCTCTACACTAAATAACCTTCAAAATAAAACTATTTGTGTAGGGACAAAAATAAATGGCAAGAAGGCGTGCTAAAGTATCAACTGTTTCGGGCGGCTCTCGTCCAGACTTTGCAGCAATTGTTTTAGACAGCAAAACATTTGATAGAGACTTCAAAGGGGCGATGTATTATGCTCACTATGAACTTTCTGACAAGAAGCTAAAATCCGAAACAGTAAAATACGCAAAGAAAAATAAACTCGACGTTAAACAAGTAGAAGCAGCAGACAATCGTCACTTTGTGGTAGTGGGCAAAGTTTGCTACATACTGAACAACGGCGGTGAAGTTCCTCAGCAGTACTCCGACTATCTGGAATCACAGCTAAAGGTGATACTTCAGTGTGGTGAGCAGGCCCTTGCAGAAAAAGTCGAGGAGAAAGAAGAGAAGCCCAAAAATGTAATCAGTATTCAGGATCGATTGCGAGAACAGGCTGGCCGAGCAGCAGAAGAGTTTGATCTTGCTATTGATGAATTTGTAATCACCTCAGGGAAATTTAAACTCGATAGCATCGATCCATATGGTATTCTTGTGAAGCATGAACTAAAAGGCGGCCATGCAAGGTGGGTAGTCAAGTTCTACGAAAAGGAAAAGCAAGAAGTCCAAGATGTACTTGACGGCGATTGCCCGCAGCTCAAAGAAGCGTATGGTAAATTCACAAAACCTCAACTCAAGAAACTCCTCAAGTTCTACGACGCAATAGAATCAGCAGCCAACATGCTGATCGAAAGTTCAAAGGTTGCTCGTAAGCCACGCAAAAAGAAGGCAGTCAGCGCCGACAAGCTGGTAGCAAAACTCAAGTATCGTAAAGAAGACAAGGACCTAGGTCTAGTCAGTGCTAGCCCTAGAGACATTATCGGTGCATCTGAGCTGTGGGTCTATAACACCAAAACACGTAAGATTGGTCGATACACAGCAGCTGACCAAGCAGGACTTAGTGTAAAAGGCACCACAATACAGAATTTTTCGTCAGATAGTGTAGAAAAAACACTTCGTAAGCCGGCCGAGCAGATCAAAGAGTTCAAAGGTTCGGGCAAGGTAGCATTGCGCAAGTTTTTGGACAATATTAAGACACTTGATATCAAGCTCAAGGGCAGATTAAACGAACATCATATACTGTTAAAAGTTTCTAAGTAGTTTCCGGTGATAAATATATGAAACCCGGAGATTACTATGAGTGCACTTCCTTCAAGACGCGATGAATTTATTAGTCAAATCAGATTGCTGCTTGGCGATCAGATGGTGGACGTCGAACTAGATCCAGAGCATTATGATGCTGCGATTTCGATCTCACTTGAAAAAATACAACAGCGATCAGATGGCGCTTTAGAAGAGCAAGATATTTTCCTTGCACTTCAAAGAGATGTTCAAGAGTACACCCTTCCTGACGAAGTGCAAGAAGTTCGACGCCTGTATAGACGCGGTGTAGGTGCATTCACAAATGGTGGTGTTAACTTTGATCCAGTCGATGCAGCTTTCTATAATATCTATCTGCTACAGCCTAACAGAACAGGCGGCCTAGCAACCTGGGACTTTTATAACCAGTACCTAGAAACAGTAGATAGGGTTTTTGCAAGTCAGTACAACTTTGTGTGGTACAATAGCACCAAGACGCTTCGACTAATACGCAAGCCGCTTGCCCAAGAAGATGTAGTCATTCGTTGCTGGACAACCAAGAGCGAAGAAGCAGTTTTGCAAGATCCTTACACAGGACCTTGGATTCGTTCTCACAGTCTTGCACTTTGTAAACACATGCTCGGCCAAGCACGTAGCAAATTCCCAACTGGCTTCCCAGGTGCACAAGGAACTGTTACGCTAAATGGCGAACAGCTAATGGCAGAATCTACAGCAGAAATCGAAAAGCTTGAGCTCGAGCTTGATAATTTGATCACTGCAGGCGACGGCTACGCTTTCATTATCGGTTGACATCCAGTGTTCCTATTTGTTATAATCCTCTGAAACACGGAGGATCGTATGCTAGTAGGGATGCTTGGCTATATTGGTTCCGGCAAAGGAACCGTTTCGGACTACCTTGTTAATCAACAAGGATTTACCAAAGACAGTTTTGCCAGTTCACTTAAAGATGCTTGTGCTGAGGTTTTCGATTGGCCCAGGTGCTTGTTAGAAGGCGACACAGAACAATCAAGAGAGTGGCGTGAAAAAGTTGACGAATGGTGGGCAAAGGAACTAGGCATTCCTAATTTTAGTCCGCGACTGGCACTGCAACTGATCGGCACCGAAGCAATTCGTAACAATTTTAATCCTGACATTTGGTTACTTACTGTCAAGAATAGAATTCAGAAGCGCCCCGACAGAAATGTAGTAATCGCAGATGTTAGATTTCCTAATGAGATTAAACTAATTCGTGAATTAGGCGGCACATTGGTGCATGTCAAGCGAGGGCCCGATCCTGTTTGGGCAAGTATTGCAGCAAAAGCCAATGCAGGTGACGATCTAGCAATGGAAGAAATGCTAGAGAGTTTCCCAGAAGTTCACGAATCCGAGTGGGCCTGGGCCGGTACCGAAGCAGACATTGTGCTGCACAACGAAGGCTCGCTTGATGATTTGTATAGTCTTATTGATTCTGCTCTGCTAGGTAAAGGAGAAATAGTGGCCTCTGCGTAAACTGGGTATTTTTAGCTGTTTAAGATAAATACTTGCAAAATTAACAGCTAATTAGGAGTAATAATATGACTCTACTATCCCCGGGCACTCAGGTCACAATCATTGACGAGAGTATCTCCACTGGCGCTGGCCAGGGAACTGTTCCTCTTATCATGATTGCTACCGCTCAGGACAAAGCTACTCCAGACGGCACAGGCGTTGCAGAAGGAACTACTCAAGCAACTGCAGGTAGCGTATTTGTTATCAGCAGCCAGCGTGAACTACTGCAAACCTTTGGCGACCCAATCTTCCAAGAAGTGGGTGGCAATGCCCTTAATGGCAGTCCGCTTAACGAATATGGACTTCTTGCTGCACACTCTTACCTAGGTGTTGCAAACCGAGCACTGGTTGTTCGTGCTGACGTTAACCTAACTGAACTAGAGCCAAGTGTAATTGAGCCAGATTCTGCTTTCCCAGTAGGAACTGTATGGTTTGATACTGCACAGACTCAGTTCGGTCTGTTCACTGTTACTGACGCAACTCTTCCAACATGGGAACAGGTTGCAATTGATTTTGTCTTCGAGGGCGATATCGATGCATCCACAGAAGCAGACATTATTGCTGCTCCTGTAGGTTCACATGCTGTTGTAATTGACGTCGACAGCGCAGGCGACAAGCAGGTAGAATATTACGTAAAAGCCCTTGCAGGCGGACCAGCAGTTGGCACATGGGTGAGACTTGATACTACTGCATCTGACTTCCAAGCAGATCCGATTTTCCCAACAACACAAAGCGACGGTTCTACTGCACTAGCACTAGGCGACTACTGGCTTAAGACATCTACAGGCGCTGGCGGATCAGCATACGTAATCAGCGTACTATCTGCAGACACTGGACAGTATGTTCAGCAGACAGCACCTCTACTAGAAGATGACACTGCGGCTAATGCTTTCTATGGTGCTAGTCTAGCAGTTGGCGATTTTTACATTGACTTTGACCCACTAGCAGCAACACTATTAATTAAGCGCTGGGACGGAACAGTCTGGGTAACACTAGGACAGGATGCTTACCAAGCTTCTCCGACAGAACCTCGCCAGGGCCCAGCAGATGGCGTATACTGGTACAACCCAGAAGTAGGCACAGATGGCGACGGACTTTCTACAGTTGACTTGCTGATCAAAGGATCAGGCAATAGCTGGGAAAATGTTAGCCTACCAGGATTTACTCCAATACTGGGTCAACCTACACTTTATCTACAAGCTACCGATCCAGTTCAGACTGGTGCAACTCTTGTAGACGGTGACCTTTGGGTTGATACAGACCAGCTTGATGCATATCCTGTGATTCAGCGCTGGAGAGCAAGCGAACTGCGTTGGATTCTAATTGATAACGCAGACCAGACCACTAACAATGGTATTATTTTCACAGATGCTCGTCCAGACCCAGAGTTTGGAACTGACACCGGTAATAATAACGGCGGAACACCTGGCGCACCTGACCTAGACATTGATGCTCCTGATGCAGATGCGTATCCTGAAGGTTTCTTACTGTGGAACACCAGATTCTCTACACGAGGTGTAAGAGTTTGGGACGCTGACAGAGTAGTTGACGAAGATGGTTTTGGTAATCCAGTAGTTGAAGGACGCTGGGTAAATGCTTCAGGCAACGACCTAGACGGTTCTCCACTAATGGGCGACGATGCACAGCGAGCAGTTATTGTGCAAGCTATCCAGGCATCGATTGTCAATAACGAAGACATTCGTTCCGAGTTCTTGTTCTTCAACCTAATTGCTTCTCCGGGCTACCCAGAGACAATTGACGAGATGGTTGCTCTAAACGTTGATCGTAAAGAAACTGCGTTTATTGTTGCAGACAGTCCGTTCGATCTTCCATCGAACAGCACTGCACTACAAGCATGGACAACTAATGCAAACAATGCATCAGGAAACGGCCAGGATGGACTTGTCACAACCGATCCTAACTTAGGTGTTTACTACCCAAGTGGACTTTCGACTAACATCGACGGTAGCAACGTAGTTGTACCTGCTAGCCACATGATGCTAAGGACTATTGCGTTTAACGATCAGGTTGCATTCCCATGGTTTGCACCAGCCGGCTTAACACGAGGCAGAATCGATAACGCAACAGCAGTTGGTTATGTGAACAGTGAAGGTGAGTTTGTTGCAGTAACGCTTAACGAAGGGCAGCGTGACACACTTTATGTGAACGATGTGAACCCAATTGCGTTTATTCCGAATAGCGGTCTTGTTGCATATGGTCAAAAGACTCGCAACCCAACCGACGGTGCATTAAGCAGAATCAATGTAGCACGACTAATTAACTACATTCGATTCCAAGCAGAAGAACTGTCCAGACCGTTCTTGTTCGAACCAAACGACAGCCAGACACGTTCTAATGCACAAGATGCATTTGATCGTTTCCTTGCAGAACTGGTTACACTGCGTGGCATTACTGACTTCTTGGTCGTATGTGACGAAAGCAACAATACACCTGCAAGAATTGATCGAAATGAGCTTTGGATTGACATTGCTATTGTACCAACAAGAGCAGTTGAATTTATCTTCATTCCGATTCGTATCAGAAACACAGGTGCAGACCTGTCGGCGAACATCGGCGAAGCATAAAGCTTACAGAACACTTAAAGGGCCTCCGGGCCCTTTTTTTGTGGGTATAACTTACAAAGCTATATTGGCATAAATATAACGTATGAAGCTATATGAACTTTTGACAGAACAGGCGTGCGGTGACTGCTTTAAGGTAGCAGGTCGAAACATGATCGATGCTGATGATGAGAGCATTGTTCTTGTGCACGGGACTGTCACTAATATTGAAGGAAAAACTTTCCCACATGCATGGAATGAAATAGGCGACACTGTGATTGATAACAGTGAAAATCGAGGAATTTCTATGCCAACTTCACAGTATTACGAACTAATGAATGTGCAAGATCCTGTCAAATACGAAAGAGTAGATGCAATACGAACAATGGCACGTAATCGTCATTGGGGACCATGGAAATAAATTCTTCTTCATTTGATAAATACATGCAAGCATTTTTGTTCTTAGGAGAATAACATGGCAGACCTATCCAAATTTGGTGTACCGCTAGATGGAGAAAACCTTGGCATCCTGCATCCAAAGCAGCAGTATCGTTTTAGGGTTAAGTTCTTCAACTTCGGACTCAATGACTCCATTCGTGAAATGACGCAAAACGTCATGACTGTTACACGCCCTAAGATTTCTCACACTGAAGTAGAGCTACACGCATACAACTCTATTGGTTACATCGCAGGTAAGCATGCCTGGGAACCAGTAACAATCACTCTACGTGATGATATCAACAACGCAGTTATTTCTGCGGTAGGTGCACAGCTACAGAAGCAGATGAACCATTTCGAGCAGACTTCTGCAGTTGCTGGTGTTAACTATAAGTTTTCAATGGAAATTGATTCCCTAGACGGTACCACAAACGAAGAATTAGAAACATGGAGATGCGACGGTTGCTTCCTGCAAAACGTTTCATATCCAGATGGCGATTACTCCGTTTCTGAACCAAACATGGTTGAACTAACAGTGCGTTACGACGTGGCTACTAACCTAACTGGTCCAAACAACAACGGTGGTAACACAGTAGGCGATGATCCGTTCATCGATCTACCGAGCCCAACAGGCGGAGCAACCTTCGGTTAATAGGAGGCTTTAGTGCCTGACTTATTAGGCGATATCACAGGGAGAGTATCTAACATACTCTCCAATTCACTCGGTCAAGAAGAGGAGGTCGTAAGATCTCCTAGTCTTGCGGCTAATGTTTTCGGTGTTAACAATCAAACGTTTGTTAACCGTACTCCGTTCCTTGGTTTTCAATATTATGTGAAAATCAATTATAATGGCGAACTAGAAGAATACATTAAAAGCAGGTTTGGCGACGATGGTAGCAGAGCTGTTGTCGGTGCAATGCCTCTTATTAAAAATGTGGCACTTCCTGGTATCAATATTAGCACCGATGTAATAAACGAATACAATCGCCACAGAATTAATCAGCAGCGCTTAGACTGGCAACCAGCTAGAATTACATTCCATGATATCGTGGGTGGACTCACCTTAAGAATTTGGTCTGCTTATTATGAGTATTACTTCCACGACGGAAACCCATCTACACTAGCAAAGCAGCTTGGACGAACTAATCCACTTGCATTTGAAAGTGAACAGTTCGGTTATAACATCAGTCAGGTACAGAACCAGAAGTACTTATTTAAGAGCATTGACATTTATCAGGTGCAAGGCAGACGAGTTAACAAGACCACGCTCTTTAATCCTCGCATCAGTTCATTTGATCACGACACACTGGCTTACGATTCTAGTCAAACTGTAGAAGTTAACATGACATTCGAATACGAATGGCTAGAATATAAAACAGGTTTGCTGTTGGATACAAGTGAGAATGCTGTGAATCCTGAAATTGATTCTGATGCTGTAGATTTCTTTGATCTCAGCACATCGGGTGCACTAGAACTACAAGAGTTTACTAAGTTTGCTCAAACAGATCTTTCAACTCGTGTTTCCCAACCAGCAGAAGAAGACGTTGACCAAACACCGTTTAGTTCAATTGGCAACAGTCAGACCCCGCTTGAATTATTGAGAAACACTAAGCGCGAAGCACAGGGCGTTCTAGGAAGAGCAGCAAGTGCAAGCGCACTATTCAACCAAATACAGATTGACGTACTTGGTGTAGACGAACCAATTGTTGAAGCTCCGGAAATTAGAGACTTCTCAGCAGTAATTAACCGTGTGCCAACTTCGTATCCTGATATACGACGAGTTGCAAGAGATATTAATAACTGATGGCTAATCCTTTTTCAGATGATGTTGCAAGTGTAGGTGTAGATCGTTTCTCGAATACGATCCTGCAACAATCTGGCGCTAGGAAACGTGTTCGTAATATACAAGGTGCATTTAGGAATACTTTTGCATCTAGCAAAGGCACAGAATTTTTCCCTGCTGCTGCCGCAGTCGAATTACAAGATGCACAGCTAGTAAGAGGAGCATTACCGGAGAATACATATACTGCTGTTTTTGGATACTTCCAAAGCAGAGGTGCGTCTACCACGAATGCTGCAACACTTGCAACACTAATAATTGACTCAGCTAGATTACAGGGTGTTTCTCCGATTGAATTGTTAGAATCGATTCCCGGTAATACCGCATTAGCTCCTAGCACATACCCAAACCTCAATATTATTCGCAACGTCGGCGAACAACAGGAACTAGTTTCAAACGTAAACAATAGCCAGAGCCTAAAATCAAGATCAATAAGGGCATAATATGGCTAAGAAATTCCTAAGCGGAAGCTTTCAACCACAGAATCCTGACAAATATGTAGGCGGCTACCCTATTACGTACAGAAGTTCATGGGAACTTGTGATTTGTCGTATGCTAGATGAGCATCAAAATATAATTCAGTGGGCAAGCGAGTCCATTAAAATACCCTATACCAATCCACTCACCGGTAAATACACAGTCTATGTGCCCGATTTTACTGTGTTGTTTGAAGACAGAAACGGAAACACTAGATTAGAATTGTGGGAAATTAAGCCCCGAAAGCAGACTTTTGTGGGCGAAGCAAAAAAAGAAAAGGATAAACTGGCACTAGCAGTTAACGCAGCTAAATGGAAAGCAGCCCAAAAATGGGCAAACGACCGTGGTGCAGTATTTCGTGTAATTAACGAAGATAGCATATTTCGTAATTACAAAGGTAAATGATATGACCAAGAAATTCTACACCTATTATTTGTATCACAGACCTACGAGTCAAAGATACTATGGTGTTAGATACAGTAAAAATGCAGATCCGAGTGAGCTGTGGGTTACCTATTTCACGACATCGAAATACGTAAAGGAACTCATTGAGCAATACGGTAAGGATTCATTTGATGTGGAAATTCGTCAAACGTTCGATGACCAAACCAAAGCTGCCTTGTGGGAGGCCAAAGTATTGCGCAGACTAAATGTTCGTGTTAATACGAACTGGATAAACCGATCAAACGGCTTCGGTGAATATAGAGGCGCACACGGACCACGCACAGCAGAATTTAAGAGTAAGATTTCAGACACGCAGAAGAAGAAGTTTGCTAAGATGACCGACGAAGAAAAGAAACAGTGGATGTTAAATTCTTGCTGCGCACCGCATACATATACAAAGGAGAGATCGGAAAAGATAAGTCAGGCAACCACCGGTGTTAAGAAGGCTAGAACTGAGGCAAGACTTAAAGCCGAAGAAGCTAGACGCAATAGAACACCAGAGCAAAAGTTAAAATGTGGAGCTAAACATCGAGGAAGAACTTGGAAAGTAGTCAACGGAAAGCGCGTCTGGATGGAGAAGAACAATGACTAAACGTTTAGAAGAATTATTAGACTTGCCTCCAATGGATGAAGTTGAAGAAGCCGAAGAAGAAATCTCTGCGCCGTCGAAAGAGGAAGCAATAGCAGAAGCAGTTGAGGTCATGAAGGCGTTAAGCAATTCGGAAAAGATCGATCTAGCATTAAACAGTGTTACTGGTCTCATCGAACATGACGACGAAATGGACGACATTGCAGAAAGAGCACTAACGTCATTTAAAGAGCTAAACGACCTTAGTAAAAATATGCCAGACATGCACACAGGTAAGGTCCTTGAAGTTGCTGCTACTATGTTGAAAACTGCTATGGAAGCCAAAGATGCAAAGGTTAGCAAGAAGCTGAAAATGATTGATCTTCAGTTAAAGAAGATGAAGATCGATAAAGATACCGGCAACAACGATGACGACGATAATTCTTCCGAATTTGACCGAGCAGACCTACTCAAGCACATCAAGGGTGCAATAGTTTCCGACAACTCTGATAAATAGTAAAAAACTTATTTACTGGAGTTTATCATGACTGATAAAGTTTTTAAGGAATACTTTTCTGAGAACCAGAAGGAGTATCGTTTCACATTGAAGCTTGCAGTTGATGTCGTCACTGAAAAGATGATGGATAAGCTCGAATCTGCATTAGCAAGATACGAGATTAAATCAGCAACTGCATTTAAGAGAACTCCTATTCAGGAAAGTCCCCTAGATTTTCCTAATGTTAGGAACACTCCTGTTTATATTTCCGAGATTGTAACTGTATACCCTGCTAGCAGAGATTTTCTTGAAACTTATATCTCAAGTGCATTAGGTATTACAGAACAGAGCGTAGTTGTTTATTCTGACAATGATCCTCGCGGACTAGAGACAGAATTTCATCTAGACGTCACAAGCCAAGAGTATAAGGAAAATTATAATCCTGTACTGGGTGAAGAAGGTTACGAAAACGATATCACAAACGAAGAAGCTTCGGAACTGTACGGCGAAAAGTACAATACGGAATTCTTAAAGCAGCTACAGGCTGCTCGTGATATGAGAACTGTTGACATTATCGAAAGTCCTTTGAGTTTGCCTGAAGAAAATGACTATGCAGAATCACTACCTAGTGATTACGACAGCTTTAACGATCAACGTGATGAAAATTCACTTAGCATCTTTGGTCGAGCACCAAAGAAGCCGTCATTAATTAATAAATCCTAAGGAGGAACAGATGAGCAAGGATTTGAACGAAATTAGAGCACTAGCTGGCCTGCCTCCTGTTAAGGAAAGCACAAAGTTAGACGAAAGCGTAGTCGGTGGCATGAACAGCGTTGAAGATATGACCACTAAGTCAACCGACACAGAAATGGAAAAGTGGCTAAAGATTGTGTCGGAAAGCGAGACAGAGTCTTTGAACGAACATGTAGTTGGTGATCTAAACAACGGTTATGATCGTCAGCATAAAACATCAAAGTACCACAGTGATTATTTTCCAACTGGCGCCACTTCTAACGTAGTTGACGATGCAGGTCCTGCTTCTTCCGATCAAGGCGATAACCCGATGCAAAAAGCGGGCGAGATTGAATATCGCGACGAAGTTGTAGAAAGCAAAGAAATTCACAAAGAACTAGTTTACGAGTACCGTAAGTTTATTTCTGAGTAATGTCTGCCTATGGTGACGACAGGCTCATCAAGAAGGCGTATAAGAAAGTACGATATACGCCGGAGCAAATTGAGGAGCTAACAAGATGCACGGATCCGGTATCGGGTCCGTTGTACTTCATGGAAAATTTCATGATGGTACAGCATCCTACGAAAGGCAGCATCCCCTTCAAACCATTTGATTACCAGTTAGGACTTGTTGATTGTTATCACAACTATCGTAAGTCTATCAACATGCTGGGTCGCCAGTTAGGTAAAACCACAGTTGCAGCCGGATATTTGCTCTGGTATGCAATGTTCAATGAAGACGTAACTGTTCTAATTGCATCTAAGTCAGGAGACGATGCACTTGAAATTATGGGACGTATTCAGTATGCCTATGAAAATATGCCTGACCATATTCGATCGGGTGTATTGACTTATAATAAGAAGTCCGTAGAATTTGATAATAGTTCCAGAATTGTAGCAAAAACAACCACTGCTAAAACAGGCCGTGGCATGAGTATTTCGCTAGTATACGTGGACGAGTTTGCGTTCATTGAGCCTAACATTGCTCGTGAGTTTTGGACTTCTATATCTCCAACAGTATCAACCGGTGGTAAAGTAATCATTACTTCTACCCCAAACACCGACGAAGACCAGTTTGCAGACATTTGGTTCGGCGCCAACAAGCTAATGGACGAGTATGGCAACGAGCAGGAAGTTGGCAGGAACGGATTTAAACCTTATTTTGCTAAATGGGATGAGCATCCAGACCGTGACGAAAAGTGGGCAGCAGAACAAAGAGAAGAACTGGGCGAAGACAGATTCTTACGTGAGCACGAATGCGAGTTCATCTCGTTCGAAGAAACACTTATTAATTCTGCAAAACTTACCAAGCTCGAAGGAATTGATCCTATTAGGAAAACCGGGCAAGTTCGTTGGTACGAACCAATCAAACCTACTTGTGCATATGTTATCAGTCTTGACCCAAGCATGGGAACGGGAGGCGACAATGCTGCTATACAAGTATATGAGTTGCCTACACTAAAACAAGTCGCTGAATGGCAGCACAATAAGACACCTATCGAAGGACAAATTAAGACTCTTCGGGAAATCGCCAAAGAAATTGAGCAACAAGGTCAGCCTGAAATTTACTGGAGTGTAGAAAATAATACACTAGGCGAAGCAGCACTGGTAGTGATTAGAGATACCGGCGAAGAAAATATCCCCGGCACAATGCTGCACGATCCACACAATAAAGTGAACGGTAAGAGAAAAGGTTTTGCAACAACCAACAGATCGAAAATGGAAGCCTGTTCTAGAATGAAGAGCTTAATTGAAAGCGAGAAGATGAAAATAAATTCTAAAGCATTAATTTCCGAACTAAAGACATTTGTTGCGTCAGGTAATTCATACGGTGCAAAACATGGAAACACAGACGACTTAGTTATGTCCACTGTGTTGTTCTGTAGAATGGCAGAATATGTTGCAAGTTGGGATGAGATGTCCTGGGCAGCACTTAATACCAGTGTCGTTACTGGTGAAGTCGAAGTAGACGACGGCGATGCCCCGCTCCCCGTTGCATTTATTTAATTTAGATAAATACAGTTTATGATACTAGTAGATAAGTTAGCTGAAAAGATTTTCGGTGTTATGAAAGGTTTCGGACACCAGGTCAAAATGTATACAGCAGAGGGAACAGAAACTGTAGACCCTGCTGCTGCAAAACGCTTCTTTTCAACAGATAGCGGACTTATGGTTACTATTGACGAACAAAACAACGAAGTTCAATTAAGCCAAAGCAACACTCAATCGTTAGATGAAAATCGACAGTTGCAGCGAAACATGAAGCGCCTGGCAAATGAATTTTTAATGAATTACACTGTGCGAAACTACAACAAGTCTATTAAGCCAAAAGATTTTTCGTACAAAGCAAAGATAGAAAGGAATAACCAGATGACAAACGTAGCAGAAGGACTTTCTAAAATGGATGGTAGCAAAAAGACTAGCCATCAAACACTAGAAAATGTTCGCATTTTAGTTAAGCACAAGACACCGGTAGACGAAGAGTCACGTGGTGCTAGAAGCCGCAACATCCAGTCTATCTTTTTAGAGATGGGCGGAGAAAAATTCCGCTTCCCACATAACCACTTGGGTGGTGCTAGAGCAATGGCTCGCCACTTGGCAGCAGGCGGCCAAATGCACGATATTGTTGGAAGTTACGTTACCGAAAGTGTTAGCCACCTACTTCGCCTAAATGAATTTTTGCGTTATGTGAAATCTAATAACTTAATTAACGAAGATACTACTGACGTAGTTGCTACAGTCAAAGAAAACATCGAAGGAATCAAAACTGAACTAAAAAGACTTTCGGGCATGAAGACATATGAGTCTATTAGTTCTCGAATCGAAGAGCAGGATATGGAACTACAGGAAAGTGAAGTTGATCTTTCTTCACTTCGTGACATGTTCACTGTTAAGCGCTTTGATGAAAAGTTTGACGACGTTCTTCCGATCGTAAATCGTTTGGTAACAGAGAAAGAACAGAAGCTTCGTAAAATTGAAGAAGCAGCATCTGCAACAGTTTATGTAACAGACCGAGTATCCGTAATGGACAGTGTTGTAGAATTTTCCAGCCAAGAAGCAAAGATGGGAAACCACTTAATTGATCTTGCAGGTCGTATTGTAGAGAATGAAGACCTTGCAGCATACGTAGGAAAGATTGGCAGAAAGCTATGCAAAGAATCCGAACTAACAGCATTTGAAAGAGATATCATTTCAAGTGTTTTAGAAAATTCTCAGCCACAGCCAGCCCAAGAACCAAAAACACCTGTTCACGAATCAGTCGAGTGGGAAGAGTTTTTTGATAAATATACGTACACTTTTATTTAAGAATATCAGTTGACAAAGTGAAACAGGGCAGTGTATAATACTCACCATACGCTGCCTGGCTCACACTACACAAGGTAGAAAGCGGAATAACGCGACCGCAAGTAGGCCTCAAACAGGACAAGCGTTCAATATAATAACTAAAGCCCCTGCTGATAATGCTACGCAGGAATGGTAATATAGCATTTAGGAGAATAATAAAATGGCATCCCTTCAAGAGATCCGTGCCAAACTTCAGGCACAAAATTCACGCAACGAAAACAACACTTCTAGAGGTCCAAGCGACAATTATCCGTTTTGGAACATTCCTCTAGATAGCTCTGCTCGAGTAAGATTCCTTCCCGATGCAAACGAGGATAACACTTTCTTCTGGGTAGAGAAGCAGATTATTCGCTTGGACTTCCCGGGCATCAAGGGCGACGACGAAAGCAAGACTGTGAGAATCGACGTACCTTGCGTTGAGATGTGGGGCGAAACTTGCCCAATCTTAACTGAGACCAAGCCATGGTGGAACGACGAAAGTCTAAAGCCAACTGCAAGCAAGTATTGGAAAAAGCGCTCGTACATTTTCCAGGGTCTTGTTATTGACGACCCTCTTAAGGAAGATGAGAAGCCAGAAAATCCAATTCGTAGATTTGTAATCGGCAAGCAGATTTTCAACATCATCAAAACCAGTTTGCTTGATCCAGAGTTTGAGACTATTCCGACTGACTACATCAACGGCACTGACTTTACTATCACCAGAAACCAAAAAGGTGATTATGCTGATTACAGTGCTTCTAAGTGGAACAGAAGAGAGTCTGCATTAACTGAGGATCAGCTAGAGGCAATTGAAAAGTACGGTCTAAAAGATCTGTCTGAATACTTGCCTAAGAAGCCTTCCCCAGAGCAACTGGCAGCTATTTTCGAGATGTTCGAAGCATCACTAGCAGGCGAGCTGTACGACCCAAGCCGTTGGGCACAGCACTATCGTCCATATGGTTTCGAGTATCAAGAAGATTCTTCACCTAAAGTGTCTGTACAGGCTGCTCCTAAAGCAGAACCTGCACCAGCAGACGACGACGGTGATATTCCTTTCGAAACAAAAGAAGAAGCTACTGTCAAAGCAGAAGAGCCAGCTGCTGCACCAGCAGCATCTGAAGAGAATGAAGGCGGCACTAAGTCGGCAGAAGACATTCTCAACATGATTCGTAGCAGAAACAAGTAATAACGATCAGGGGTGCACCCGCACCCCTTTTTCTGGAGATTCCTAATGACTCGACCATTTGATCCCTCGAAATTTCGAAAGGGAATTACTAAGAGTATTACTGGCATTAGCACCGGCTTTAACGACCCTAAGACTTGGGTTAGCACCGGAAACTATTGCCTAAACTATCTTATCTCGGGAGACTTTAACAAAGGTGTGCCCCTAGGTAAGGTAACTGTGTTTGCTGGTCAATCCGGCGCAGGCAAGAGTTACATTTGTTCCGGTAACCTAGCTAAGTATGCACAGGAGCAAGGATGTTTTGTTGTTTTGCTTGACAGTGAAAACGCACTTGACGAGGAGTGGCTACATGCACTAGGCGTAGATACATCAGAAGATAAGTTGCTTCGCATTGGTGTTTCTATGGTTAACGAAGTAGCACAAATCATCAACGGATTCATGCAAGACTACAAACTAGAATACGATGATGCTGACCCGGAGAATCGTCCCAAGGTTCTGTTTATTGTGGACTCAGTGGGCATGTTGCAAACTCCTACCCAGGTAGATCAGTTTGAAAAGGGCGACATGAAAGGCGATATGGGTATTAAGGCCAAGCAGCTCAAGGCGCTGGTTAGCAGAACTGTTAACATGATTGCGCCATACGACATTGGCCTGGTTGCTACTAACCACACTTATGCAAGCCAAGACATGTTCGATCCGGACGACAAGATTTCCGGTGGCGAAGGCTTCATTTATGCATCTAGCATTGTAGTTGCAATGCGCAAGAAGAAGCTAAAGGAAGATGAAAAAGGCAACAAGGTTACAGACGTCCGTGGTATTAAGGCAACTTGTAAAGTTGTTAAGTCACGTTACGCCAAGCCGTTTGAGACTGTAGATGTTTACATTCCATACGAAACTGGCATGGATCCTTACTCAGGGCTGTTTGATCTTTTTGAAAAAACAGGTGTGATCGTAAAAGACAGCACCAAGCATAAGTATGTTTCGAAAAGAACCGGGGAAGAGTTCAAAGAGTTCAAGAAGAATTTTGCAAATAATCGCGAGCTACTTGATCTTATTATGAGCGAATTTACTTCCGACGACTTTGAAGTAAGAGTAGATACTATCGAAGAGGACGAAGATGCAGCCTGATGTAGATCTTATCACTGAGCTCTGGGCAAGATTAAAGCCTTTTGTTCCCCAGAAAGAAAGGCTCGATGTTGCTGATGCAATTGTGGCCGTGTTCGACGAGCACGGCTACGCAGATGGGTTAGAAGAAGCAGTTGACACACTAGACCGCCCACTAGGCGCAGCCGTGAAAAGCTTATACGGTGTTGACGAATACGAAGAGGACGAAGACGATGACTATGACTATTAGTGTCGAAACTATTGTGGCGCTGCTTGAAAACGCAATTGAAGACGGCGATGCAGAACGCACACTTATGCTAGTTGGAGAACTTAAAAAGTCGCTGGCAACTACGCCCGAAGCAGTGCGTTGGGTAACAGAGCCGAATAACCTTACTGCATTGCACGACATGCTGGTGGAGCATTTAGATGTTCCGCAGAAAGTAATGCGTGTCAAAGAGCGTTCGGAAAACAGAGCTAGACGAGCACACATGTTTGTCGAAGCAATGGAACACGGTATTAAGAGAGTCCTTTAATGAGCGGATGGTACTATAAAGTATCAAACAATCTAGCTGAGATACCGAATTGTATCGACTACTTCGAAAAGGAGTATGCCGAGGCAAAAAGAGATCTTAGCATGAAAGATAAGACAATCGAAAAACATGGCTCGGAACTTCCGGGTCATGTTGAATACCGTTTTACTCAATTGCAAGAGCTTGAGGCCATTCTTGAGTTCTTGCAAATTGAACTAAGAAAGAAAAGATCTCACTGCTTCAAGAAGTATCTAGAAACTTACAATCGACAGTTATCAAGCAGAGATGCAGAAAAATATATCGATGGTGAGCAAGACGTAGTGGACTTGACAATGATCGTAAATGAGTTTGCACTACTGCGTAACAAGTTTTTAGGCATTATGAAAGGACTTGATCAAAAGTCGTGGATGGTAGGACACATCACTAGATTGAGAGTAGCAGGCTTAGACGATGCAAGAATCGATTAATAATTTCTCAGACGAATTTCATTTTCTGTCTAACTTCTATTACTGTAAAGTAATCTATGATGGATATGAGTATCCTAGTTCCGAACATGCATATATGTGTGCTAAGACAAACGATCCTGTGTGGAAAGACTTTATTCGTAATTGCCGTACACCGGGCCAAGCCAAGCGAGCCGGCAGAATGGTGCCTTTGCGAGAAGATTGGGAAACAGTGAAACTTGAAGTGATGGAAAATATTCTACGTGCTAAGTTTTCTGTTCCGAGCATGAGAGAGATGCTACTGCTTACAGGGGATTGCGAGCTAGTCGAAGGAAATACCTGGGGCGATAAGTTCTGGGGTGTTTGCGACGGCGAAGGAGAAAACCACTTGGGCAAGCTTTTGATGAAGATTCGTGCAGAGCTTGCAAAAGAATATATCCTTTCTTGACAACGAAGAGCAATATTGCTACTATAGCTACATACGTTCCGGTAGCTCAGTTGGCAGAGCAGCGGCCTCTAAAACCGCCGGTCGTGGGTTCGAGTCCCACCCGGAGCACCAAACATAGGTTGACATCGAAGCTAAATATTGCTACTGTCAGTCTGCAATGGGAGAAGATTATGCAAAACTTTGACCAACTGATTGGTAAGACAATACCCGAAGCTGAGGCACTCCTCAGTCTCGCAGACATGGTACTACGTAAGGCCAAAGTCGACGGCGAGTGGATGATGGGTACCTGTGATTATCGACTAGACAGGGTTAACGTGATCATTGAGAACGATGTGATCACTGAAATTCAGGGTGTAGGTTAATGAGTTGCGTATCGTCCAAAGACGGATCGCTGATACTTTGCGGAACAAATCACCCTAGATTTCGTTTCCATGTCGGCAATCGTTATGTGTGGATGGAGTTCCATCCGTACTGTGGACCGATGTTTTCGTGGGATCGTTGGGCACAGAAGCCTTACTATCCGGAAGAAGAGGACCCGATTTGGGACCTGTTCTACAACTGGCTTGAGAGATATCCTCAGCCGAGTCCGTTCGATGACGAAGAAGACAGCATTCCAACTTGCGCTTGAAGCAGCCAAGAAGGATTTAACAGTGCAGCTTACCGCTGCTAAACGATGGGAAGAAAGGAACACACCTTTTTACTCATCACAACCAGAAGAGGAGGAAAAGGAAGATGATCTGGACCTAGATTCCTAGTATTCGTGGTTCCCCGTAAGGGTTTGTATATCTGTGCAAACTACAAACCTTAATTTACGGAGAAACAAACCATGAAAATCGAAAACGCACAATACAACTTTTTTGAAACAAAAGACCACTACCTGCAATTCAGACAGGCCTGGAAAGACTACATCAATTCGGGTCAGGCAAAAAAACAGGAAATGAAGTACTGGGGTGGAACCCCATACTTTGCCAGCAGTCTGAAGTGCGAACACCATCTGCTATATGCCCTACTTCGTGGGAAGGACATTCACAAGCTGTTTGTTCCTAACTACAAAGTCCATGGCCAGCCGCCGTACTATGCTTTCGAGCAGGCCAAATGGAAAATCTGTATAGGCATCGAAGGTGATACTCCATACGCCAAGAAACGAAGAGCTGAACTGCTCGGTCCTTTTGGCGGAACCATCGACGAAGATGCTCTCAAGTCTGTAGCTGAGATCATTAAGGGTTGGAAATTAATCGATCCTAACACTGTTGCAAAGATGGAGGAGGTTGCATAATGGCTATCACCGAACGCAGATACGCAGTTTTTGCTCGTGCACATGAAGAGATTTATGAGAGAGCAGAAGATATCGGTAATCTTTGGCTTAAGGCAAACGGCCGTGATCGAGAATACATCGAACACATTGATTTCGATTCGTATTCTATGACGATCCATACTTCCCAGAGTTGCTGCGGTTATTACGAATCCGACCACCACACAATCCCTGCTAGCTATCTTTGGGATGAAGAGTGGATGGAAAAAGAAAAGACCAGGCAGGCCGAGGAACAGCGCAAGAAAGAACATCGCGAAAAGGCCCGAAAGCTCAAGGAAGAAAAAGCAGCCGAAGAAAGACGTCGAGAACAATACCTGAAGTTAAAGGAGGAGTTCGAAGACAAGTAACAAAAGAATGAAACGTGGCTTTCGGGCCACGTTTCTCTTGACAGCATGGAACGCTGGCATTATAATAAGCAAAAAGGATTTTATGAAGCAGTGTATTCTAGAAATCAAGGATGAAGTCAACTGCCGTCTAAGCAATTTAGATGTAGAAACTCGCAGAAAAATCGTAAAAGAACTTACTTACTTCCTTCCGTATGCTAGGCATACTCCGGCCTATAAATTAGGCCGATGGAATGGAAATATTACATTCTGTGACACTGGTGGTCGAACCTATATCAATCTTTTAGATCGCATATTGCCGATCGTATATTCTGCTGGTTATGACATTGAACTTGATGACCGAAGGACACACTACAGCTTCGAGTTTCAAGAAGTAGACGAAAACAGTTACAGTCATGTTAAGTGGCCCGAAGGACACCCGCTAGCTGGCCAGCCTGTTGTGCTAAGAGACTATCAAGTCGGCGTCATTAACAGTTCTTTACAGGAAACACAGTCAGTTAACATTTGCCCCACTGCTGGCGGCAAGACAATTATTACTGCTATCCTGTCGCACAAAGTCGAGCAATACGGTCGCAGTGTGGTTATTGTTCCTACTAAGGATCTAGTTACACAAACAGAAGAAGATTACATTAACTTTGGGCTTGATGTAGGTGTGTATTACGGAGATAGAAAAGAAGTAGGGCACACTCATACCATTTGCACATGGCAAAGCCTAGAAGTACTGAAAAAGAAAAGAGATGGCTCTATCGACGCAATGACAGACGGTGTGGCAGCAGTGATAGTAGACGAAGTTCACAAAGCAAAAGCAGATGTACTGAAGCGACTACTAAGCCAAGAGTTTGCGCATTGTCCGATCCGTTGGGGACTAACTGGAACACTGCCCGAAGAAGAATACGAAAAGGTAGGTGTGTTGGCATGTATTGGTCCTACAGCAGGCGAAATTAAAGCCTCAGATCTGCAAGAAAAAGGATACCTTGCTAATTGCCATATTGATATTTGGCAGCTACAGGATCCTGGCGGCTTTAATAACTATCAAGCAGAGCTAAAATGGCTCACTACCTGTAGCGACAGAATTGAATTTATTGCAGATAAGATCTCTGGACTAGCACAACAAGGAAACACATTGGTTCTTGTTGATCGTGTGCAAACCGGTGAAATGCTCGAAGAGCATTTGGGCGGGGTATTTATTAGTGGTAAAGTAAAATCCACTGATAGGAAGGAAGAATACAAATCTGTACAGTTCGAAGATAATAAGTTGATCATTGCTACATACGGTGTTGCATCTACTGGAATTAACATCAACCGTATTTTTAATCTCGTGTTGATTGAGCCCGGGAAAAGTTTTGTGAGAGTGATACAGTCGATTGGTCGAGGACTTCGTGTAGCAGAAGACAAAGACTTCGTAAACGTATACGACATCACGTCTAGTTGTAAGTATGCAAAACGACACCTAACAAAAAGAAAGAAACACTACAAGGAAGCAGGGTATCCTCACAAGGTACATAAGCTAAATTACTGATGCTGGTTGAAAAACACGAACTCGACAATCCACGAGAAATTTTAACAAAAATAAGTGTTTTAGATTTCCGCCTAATTCAAGACATTCTGGAAATTATATTTCCGAATAAAGCTTTTGCTATAGGCCATTACGACGAGATTTGTCCTGATCTACTTGAGTCGAGATTCTTAGCTGTGTATCTCGAATGGGATGATGAAATGGATCAGGCAGAAATGCTGATTCGTCTCAGGAGCGGAATGGATTTTAAAGAGCACCTAGAACACTATTCACACGAAGCGACGACAAGATAATATGCTAATACTAACCCACGAAAACAAGAGTTATGAATTAAATAGGATTCCTGATGAAGTAGAGGACATTCGTTACTGTGTGTTTGATACTACAGATCCTAGCAACACCGACTACTATTTTATTCCTTTGATCTTCCTAGAGTCATTTTATGCTCCTGCGATTGTGTTGCAGATTGGTGAGAATAGAATACAAATGCCACTTGACTGGTCAATTGTGGTGTGTGACGAAGATTACTCGGATATCGAGATTATGCCTCTAACTGAATTGAATGATAGGGGATTCTTCACCACAGTATTCAATCCACTTCATCACATGGTTCCCGAACCGTTCGAAGTAAATATCGTAAATGTGTATGCAGAAGTAAAATGGTATTTTCCGAAATTGAGACACGGCACCATGCTTGTGGTTCCTCTAGAGGAAGGTGATAAGCCTCGCTGTGCAATTTTTGTGAAAGAGAAAAACAAGATACCCGATAGCTTGAGTGTAGGCGAATTATTTTCGTGAGAAAGTTTGCATTTGAATATGCACTAACTCGCAGTGCTTCCTCAGAACTGCCCTTGCATCGATACTTACAAGAGCTAGGGTTTACGCACTATCGAATTACTCAAGACGAAACATATCGACAAGTTGTTGAGGTACACACAGAGGACGAGCAACTCTTAAATGTTCTCATGCTCAAAGGCAAACTGAATAGCACAAGTTTGTTCAACTGGGCACTAAAAAATCCTGCACTTATTGGTCCTAACCAGAAAGAGAAAACACGTGGCAAAAAAATTAGACATGTTTAAAGAAGTCCTGCCTGCACTTGACCAGGGCGACAAGGACTTTTATAATAGGCTAGACGATGATAAAAAGAAAGAGTTCGTCGCATGGATTACCATGCGCTGGCTGAGCTCTTGTAAAGGCCGAACAGCAGACCACTATCTCATTATGGTAAATGAGTTTGTTAATCACAACTTCAGTGCTCTAACAAAGCATCCTGAATTACAGTGGAAACTGATGGCGCTGTGCGGCACAGGAACTAAACAGTTTCATCAATGGATTAAGCCGGGAAAGACACGAGGCAAAAATAAGGTCCAGGAAACACTGTCTAAGATTTACCCAAGTCTCAAGAATGACGAGCTTGAGTTGTTAGAAACTATATCCAGCAAAGAAGAAATAGTAGACACCTTGATTGCTGCCGGATATGACGACAAAGAAATAAAAGAAATTGTCAAATAAACCTTTCAAATGTAAATTCTGTAAAAAGTCATTTGCTCAGGAGAAAACCCTGAGTTCTCACATGTGCCCTAAGAAAAGGAGATATGCAGACCGAGACAGCATTGGCAGTAGATTGGGGTTCCGAGTCTTTCAGCGATTCTTCGAGTTAACAACTACTGCGAAGAATCCCAAGTCGTTTGAAGATTTTATCGACAGTCAATACTACACTGCTTTTGTTAAGTTCGGCAGACACCTTGCAGAACTGAATCCGATTAACACAGATAACTTTGTAGACTTTGTGATTAAGAATTCGGTGAAGTTGAAAGATTGGCAAAAGGATTACGTTTACGAAACATATCTTGTCGAGCTTATGAAAAAAGAGCCACCCGAGCGAGCGTTGGAAAGAACAATGCTATTTTTTACAGAGTGGGCAGAAGAATCGGGCAACAATTTTAATGACTTTTTCCGCAGTGCAACAACACAAGAAGCTGTATACTATTTAAAGACAGGCAAGATTAGCCCCTGGGTTTTGTATCTTGCACCTAGCGCCGATGGACTGATGGATAGGTTCAATGAGGAACAATACGCAATGATTGAGCCGATTATTAATCCAGGCATATGGACAAGCAGGATCACTAAAAATCAGGAAGATGTAAAATTTATCAAAACTGTGCTTAACGAGGCGGGTCTATGATAATTCAAGCAGACGTAGATATCGATTTTGCAGATCGTGATCGTGCTCTGCAGGGTTTGCGTTTTGCCGACGCAAGTATTCAGCGCCGCAAGGAAATGGAGAAGCACAAAACAGGAATCTATTTGCAGAACATTCCGAAAGATCCATTTACCAATCAAGCTAATATTGATTACAAAGATGCCGAACTGTTGGGGTATTTTAAAATTGATTGTCTTAATGTTAGTATCTACGAGGATGTGCGCAACGAAGCACACTTAGACAAATTACTAAGCAAAGAACCAGATTGGACTTTGCTAGAGGTAGAAGAAATTGTAAAAGAGCTATTTCACATTGGCGACTATTATCGTTTGGTGAAAGCTCACAAACCACGATCCGTCGAGCAGTTAGCAATGTTGCTTGCGATTATTCGCCCGTCCAAAGCGCACCTGCAAAATAAGCCATGGGAGGTGATTTCCGAGACCGTGTGGGACAAACCTGCCGACGGATCGTACCATTTTAAAAAGAGCCACTCTGTTGCATATGCACTCAGCATTGTGGTCCAAATGAATCTATTACTTGAACAGGCAAATGCATATGAAAACTTTTAATTGTCTTAAGAGGACGTCCGAAGATTGGTATCCTTCGATCAAGTGTTCTGATCTTGACCAATATGTCGAAGTGTCCTTAGACCAAAGCCCAGTTACAAAAGAGTATGTGGTGTGTGCCTGGGGCCTTGACGACAGCGGCATGGAAACTTGGTTTAGCGATTATGAAGATGCAGTAGAATGTTTTCTGTCTATTATGAGACTTGAAGATGTAACGAGGAAAGCATTGCTAGACTTAGGCCTAGAGTCCGCGTAGTATAAATAGTACGGAGGTAATAACTATGAAATTACTACTTGAAATTAGAGCTGCCGAAGGCGGCGATGATGCAAAGCTATTAGTAGAGAAGCAAGCATCGATTTATCAAAATTACTGTGCCAAGCACAATCTTCACGTAGAGACCATTGCTGAGTCTCGAGCAGCCTGCGGCTGAAATTCCATTACTCTTTGCTGTTCTGGTAAAGAGAAAAACCTACAACCCTTACTGAATGAATCCGGCGGCCATCGCTGGCAAAGAGTCCCACCTACGGAAACTCGTGGTCGTGTGCACACTTCTACTGTGACTGTGGTTGCTCGTAAGAAACAAGATGTTGTGAACTACGAGTTACATGATAGTGACATAGAAACATTCACAACTAAAGATTCTGGCCCAGGCGGCCAACATCGCAACAAAACTGAAAGCTGTGTCGTCATGCGACATTTGCCAACGGGCATTGAAGCGAAAAGCGCAAAGAAGTGCCAGCACTATAATCGCACCGAAGCTAGGCGTTTGTTAGAAGAGCGTGTTCGCGAACATTACGAGTCAATTCGGCGCTGCGAAGAGAAAGCAATGTGCAAAGATCTAGCAGGATCGGGTATGCGTGGAGATAAGATCAAAACTTACCGTGAGAAGGACAACACGGTATTGGTTCATTCTACAAATAATAAGTTGGTGTTAAAGGATGTGCTAAAAGGAAAGAAGATTTAATCGGATTTCCTAACGAGTTGAATCTGACGCTTTTTGATTCTTTTCTTCATTAGGTTATTAAGACTTGTTGTGGGACCGAACAGAATTTCTACATCTTTCATTGCTACTGTTTTTAAGCAGTACCTGAAGTGAGCCATTTTTCCTGTTAGGAAGATATTGATAGGCAGAAGTCTGTTCGATTCCCACCACCATGTATCGCCATAGTCTAAAAACAGTTGTTTTTCTGCTGATGTGGAGATTTGATTGAAATCATAGAAGCTCATGATCTTGTCACTATGATTTTGTATGATGCAGAGGAATTCCCGATCTTGGTATTTCAGACCGGTTAGGAACGGGAACTTTTCTTGTACTTCTGTAATATCCACAAAGCTATTTATTATGGAGCTATTCGTCCCCTATGAATTCTTGGTAACATCCAGATAAATAGCTGTATGTACATGAAAACAACACTGACTGATCTCTATCTATTTGACGACGTTCGACGTCTACTCATGTGCGACGATAGGATCACCTGCATCGATACGGATAATGCGCCTATGAACCGTCGAGAAATTAAAGTCCACAAAGGCATGGATAATACGTTGAAATTCCGTGTGTTTGATCCGGACCGTAAGCCAATAAACATCTGCACCTATCAATTGTACGGTAGATTGTTTAATACTGAAAATCGTGAGCTAGTGCTCGAAAAGCCTTGCAGAACAAACACTGCAATCGGAATGCTATTTTTGGATTTGAACGAAGGTGATATTGCAAACCTTGCACAAGGATTGTATGAATTGGTAATTGTAGGACAAAAGGACTTTGTACCAGGGCGCATTGGTGAGTCACTTACTACTCCGGTATTTACTGATACTGATAGCAACATTGTTACCACAGTGAGAATTACAGGCCAAGCAGAACGTGTGCCTAGGCCTAGTTTCATCATCGAGGAAGATGATTGGACAGAACAGAGAACACTGGTAAACGGAAATACACCTATCATCAGTCAGTTTTATAGTTCCACTATTCCTGCAGGTAGAGTACAGAACCATACTAACTCTACTCACAGTTTTTCTGTGTATACCGACCAGGACAACAGATTCACAGGAACACTAGAGTTGTTAGGTACACTAGATATCAATCCACAAAGCGATCCGACAACAGACCATTGGTTTAATATTCAGGTAGTGACCGGATCGGAGATGCTCGAGTTCATCGAATTCTTTGGGACCCAAGCATTTTCGTTTGAAGCTAACGTGATGTTCTTTAAGTTCAGGTACACACCTTCAATGGAAGTTGTTGAACCCGGCACACTTAAGAAGATTATACTCAGAAGCTAACGAGTCTTTCGACTTGTAAAATACTGAGTATCTGTGCTATAATACCTCAGTATGGTTCAAAAATTATTACAAGAACTGATCATACAGCATCTCGGGCCAGTCAAAAAATCTAGAAAAGGCTGGCTAACACGAAACTGTATGTTGTGCCACCTGAGTGGTGAGTCGAGAGACACCCGAGGCAGATTCGGTGTGTTATTCTCTCCTGACGGAAAAATAGCAGCCCATTGTTTCAACTGCGGGTATGATGCAGTTTGGTCACCTGGTCAAACGTTCAGTAAGAAGTTTATACGATTCCTTAAAGAGATCGGAGTTAGCCAGTACGACATACGTAAACTGAACTTCGAATTGTTCAAAGAACAAAATGCAGTAGAATCAAGCAACGACATTCAGCTTCGTGGCATCATCACTAAAAACTGGAAACCAATGGCATTGCCTAAGGATTCTAGAACCTTGCAAGACTGGGCTGACCAAGGATGCACAGATCCTAATTTCCTACAGGTAGCTGACTATGCATTGAACAGGGGATTTACTAATTTCCGACATGTGTATTGGACACCAGACAAAGAATACACCTTTAATAAAAGACTGTTGCTGCCGTTTTGGTTCCGCGGTGAAATAGTAGGATACACTGGTAGATACTTTGGCAAAACGCCTAACAAGAGCGTGCCCAAATATCTTAACCGTATGCCGGAAAATTACATATATAATCTAAGCAATCAATACGGCTTTGAAAGAGAATATGTAATACTGTGTGAAGGTGTGTTTGATGCGTACTTCGTCGACGGCATAAGTTCTTGTCACAATACCTTGGATCCAGAGCAAGCACAAATTATTAAAACACTAGGCAAGAAAGTCATTGTGTGTCCGGACCGAGACAAAGCAGGAGACACACTGGTTGAGATCGCAGTCAAAGAGGGTTGGCGAGTTGCTTTTCCAGAATGGGGTGATGGAATAAAAGATGCGGCAGAAGCAACAAGAAAGTATGGCAGAATATTAACGCTAAGATCAATCATAGACTCATCGGAACGGAATCCGACAAAAATACAATTAAAATGGAAAATGAGTAAGAATGATAGACATTAAAGATTATACCAAAGAGATCGAAGATCTCTTTATACAGTTCATGGTAAGTGATCCTGAACTGTTTGTAAGATGCAAAGGCATTACCGATTCAAAATATTTCAACAGCGAAATTAACAAGCGCACTATTGAGTTCCTGAGCAGTCACTCAAACGACTACAATGCACTTCCGACAATCGAGCAGATTAGGGCAGTCGCTGGCAAAGAGATTGAAGTAGTCTCCGGAATTGCAGATAATCATAAAGAATGGTTCTTGAATTCCTATGAGAAGTTCTGTCGACACAAAGCACTAGAGCTAGCAATTCTTAGTTCCCCAGATCTCCTAGAAGAAAGCAGATATGGCGAAGTAGAAGCAAAGATTAAAGAAGCTGTGCAGATTGGACTGGTTAAAGATCTAGGCACAGACTACTTTGCAGATCCGCTAGCTCGACTAGAGGCAATTAAGAATAACAGCGGCCTGCTCAGCACTGGCTGGCGCGATGTAGACAAGAAATTGTATGGTGGTTTCAACCGAGGAGAGATCACAATCTTTGCGGGACAACCTGGAGCAGGGAAGAGCTTATTCCTGCAAAATTTAGCCATAAATTGGGCAATCGAAGGACTAAACGTGGTCTACATAACACTTGAGCTTAGTGAGAACTTATGTGCCATGAGATTAGACGCAATGACAGCAGGATACGAGACTAGAGAAGTACTTAAAAACTCCGAAGACGTTGCGATGCGTGTTAAGAGCTTCCACAAAAAGCACAAGGGTAATGTACGACTAAAGTACATGCCAAGTGGTAGCACAGTGAATGATATTCGAGCATACGTAAAAGAGTACGAAGTGCAAACAGGCATAAAGACAGATGCGATCCTTGTTGACTATCTTGACCTGTGTTGGCCAGTCACTGTAAAAGTGGCGCCAAGCGACCAGTTTATTAAGGACAAGTATGTTTCGGAAGAATTTAGAAACTTAGCAGCAGACCTAGATGTGTTGTTTGCTACAGCTTCGCAGCTAAACAGAGGATCGTTTGAGGAAATAGAATTTGATGCCAGTCACATTGCAGGAGGTATTTCCAAGGTGAACACTGCGGATAATGTGATTGCAATTTTCTCAACAATGGCGATGAAAGAAGCTGGGCGCTATCAAGTACAGTTTATGAAGACACGTTCTAGTTCAGGTGTAGGTTCTAAGGTCGACTTAGCATTTAATCAAAAGACACTTCGCATAAGTGATCTCGACGACGACGATGCTGGCGCAGTTGAAGCTACAACAAAGAATATCATGGACACACTCAAGCAAAAGAGCGTGGTGAAACCTAGCAACGGCCTGCCCACAGCGCCTAATAAAGAGAAGGATACGCCGGCAGATACGGCAAATAAGGCAACAGCCTTGCGTAATCTTCTCAAAGGAATGGAATAAGCTGATAAATACAGAAAACCGGCCCGAAAGGTATTATTGTGTCTAGCAAAAGCATCTTACACGAGATCAGTACATTTGTTCCCGAGAAGAACAAAGAAGACTTAATCGAGACAAGAGCTCACCACGTTATTTCGTCTGCTATATTTCTACTGGAAATGATCGAGGAGACTTATTCAGAAGAGGAAGCAGACCAGCTCAAGCGCAGATTCTTGAGCAGCATCAAAGGGCAAGACCCAAGACGTTTCAGCAGATCGATTCGCAAGGTCAAGGAGAACAAAGAAGATGATTCCTGAAAATGATCCTAGAGTCGAGAAATTAGTAGGAGCATGGTTGCAGTATGCTAAGGGCAACGGAATTGCTACCCCGGACACACCAGGAGAGCAGGCACAAGGACAGCATGTATACGAGTTCTTGACGGGTTTTCTAAAGGACGAGTATAATTTTGTGTTGCCGGATAAAGTTAGAACCAAACTGCAAAATTTGCTAGTGGATAAATCAACCGGTGTTTCTGATGTCGATGCCGCCGCACTAGATAGAGTGAAAAGTGTAATTGACGATAAGCTGACAGATCAGCAAAAAGAACAGCTTGCTAGGGAACTCAAACGTCATGTCTAATTTAAGCACAGAGACAATACGAGAAATTTTTCACACGATTGTTAAGATTCGCAATAGCAATGCCAAGACTGAAGAGACCGAACGGTTAAAGAAACTTGCCGGCATTAATGAGGCACCACTAGAGATCGGAAAATCATTGAAGCAACGAGCACGAGACCAAGTCGATCGTGCCAAAGGTGCTGCTCGAGAAATAGGCCGAGACATCAAACGCAATGTAGTTGATCCTGTTCGAGGCAAGAGCACAGTCAGCTACGAAGACATTTTCGATGTTTGGGAAAATTCAGGTAAGCCATCAAGGACACAAGAGATTGTTCGTCTGTTACAACAGATGGGATTCTCTGATCGAGAGATCAAAAAGTCTTTCCAGCAAGTCGGTGTTACTTCTCAAGGCGAAAGCGAAATTGTGTCAAAGCTTGCTAGAGGAATTGTGCAAAGAGGATTGCAAAAGCAAGTTCTCAAATACATGGGCGAAGAAGGCCTAGACGAATCTATCCTAAATGAGACTGCTATTACCAATAAGCAGATCAAAGACGTTTTCCGACAGATTGCAGCAGAGTTTTTGCCTGCAGAGGAATCAAACACCGACGAACACATGTTCGGTCGTAAAAGAAAATCCTAACACATAGGTCGAACTATGAAATTCGGCGAACTACGTAAGTCAACATTCGAAGGCATTACTCACGTCGAGGATCTCGCAGTTGATCAGTTTATAGATGCACTGAGAAACTTTGAAGATTACGAGATATCTGAAAAAGTAGATGGCGCCAATATACAGTTCGGCATTGACGACTACGGCTTCTACACCACTCGTGAGGATAAGGGAGGACAGCGAGTTTACAATGCTGACGATTATCCCATTAATTTTTCTACTACCTTTCAGCGATCCGCTCACCTTGCACTAGAACAAAAGGCTTCTGTTATGCGAGAAGCCGGAATGAGAAGCGGTGACAGAATAGAAGTTGAAGTTCTGTTTGGTACACTACCTAATGCAGTACCTTACTCAAGCGAAGAGAACGAGATTATTCTTTTGCGAGTAGTTGAGGGTGACGTAGACATTGCCCATCTTCATAAAGCATTAGACGGAGATATCGTTACAGTTCGTGTAAACGCACCTTATACTGTTGACGGAAAGACAATCAAGACTGCACCAGAAACACACCGCTGGTCTTTTAGCAGGACACCCACATGGGACAGTGAAAGCATGATAGACGATGAGATAAAAGATCGCATTCATGCAGAGCTCGATAAATTAGAAGCATATCTTAAACAGCCTTCTGGTGTATGGAAGTTTTCAAATGCAGAAGTTTTGGCACTACCTTTAAACCGTAGACCAGATTCCGTAGAACCCCAAAACTGGCGTAGTGTCAAAGAGCAGCTTAAAACCAAGCGAGAAGAAATACAGCATGAAATGATAGGCGGCGAAAGCAAAGATGGCTATAAGCTGCGCATCAAAGAAATTCTGCTTAATCGCTTGGTTAGACAAATCAAAAGCGAATTTGGCCCAGAAGTCGAAGATGGTGGTTGGATTGAAGGCGTAGTATTCCGCCACAAGAAAACAGGCGACCAGTTCAAGGTAGTGGACAAAGATCTGTTTACTACAGCAAAAGACTTTATATGGCAAGTGCGCAACGACCTTCGCGAAAAGCCTAGGTCAGTCAACACCGTAGAGAGTTTCTTAGGTAAGCTTCTAGGCAGCTTATCTTCTGCCATTGGTCACCCTGAACTAGGTACTACACAGGCCAAGCGTCATCTTAGGAAGCAGGGCGACAGTCGTGAAGAGATACTAGATAATCTAGCAGACGGTACTAACTTCCCCGAGTTACAACAATATTGGGTCAGTGTAATCAACCAATACGAAACCAAGTTAGAAAATCTTTTGTCAGAATATAACGATACCAAAGCTGATCTTAGCATCGAGCTTGACGTGGGCGACAGCAAAAGAAAATTTGGCTACACAGACGAAGTCGACAAGAAAACACTACAGGCGTTTGCATCACTGTTCGGTGAATTAGAAAACATGAAGAAAGGTGCTAAATCCGCAGATAGCACACAAGACCTAATTAAACTGCTAGTCGGAAGACAGCTAGGAGAAATATCATGACAGACGTAGCTATACCTGAAGTATTTTTAGAGGCTTATGCTTTCACTCGCAGTGCCGAAGGAGGCTATGTAGATGATCCTTCTGACTATGGCGGAGAAACATATAAGGGTGTGAGCAGAGTTTATTGGCCTAATTGGCCTGGCTGGAAAGTTGTAGACGAACTAAAGGAGCAAGAAGATTTTCCTGAATGCTTGTATGCCGACGAAGAACTTAATTATTGGGTTAAACACTTTTATTACGAGAACTTCTGGAACCACAGTCAGTTAAACCTAGACAGTGTGAGCAGCAAATCTAAAGAAATTGCAGCAGAAATGTTCGATTGTTCTGTTAACATGGGTGTGAAGCGAGCAGCAGAATTCCTGCAAAGGACGCTAAACATGCTGAATCGTGATCAAGCACTGTTCGAAGATCTCAAAGTCGACGGCTGGGCAGGAACACGTACTGCTATGGCACTAACCAAGTGTCTTAGCGTAGAGAGCGATATTTACGTGCTCAAGCTATTGCTTATATTGCGCGGCTCATTTTACGTAGGAAGAGCCGAAGAAGACAGCACACAGGAAAGGTTTATTCGAGGTTGGGTCAACCGACTGGTGATAGATAAGATACAATAGATAAATACCAGTATGAAATTAGACGAAATCCAGATTCCGCAGAAGGCAATTGATAATCCTTATAACCAAAAGGACGATCATGAAGTGCATATGGCCAAAGCTGCCTTGCATCGCATACAGCAAGACAGCAAGTTTTTGCATGACCTTATTAAAGATATTCCCGAAAGTGAGGGTCTAGAGGGCTAGGTTCAATCAAAAATTACACTGGCAAAAGATTATCTAGATAGCGCAAGAACTTCATTGGAATATAAAGCGCAGGAAAAGCATAATCAGTGCGTAGGGGAAAATCCAGATGAGACTTTCTGATATTTTAAATGAAGGTGAAAATAAAAGAATTAAAGGCGGCGACCCTTGCTGGAAAGGCTATCAAATGGTCGGACACAAAACAAAGAACGGAAAAAAGGTTCCTAACTGTGTCCCAGAAGGCTACGAACTAGACGAAATTACCTTAGAAGAAGTCGAGGAAGTATTTTTCGAATCTGACTTGCTAGACGAGGAGGTTGAGTCATCGTTGGGCGAAGCAGAGTATCAAGGACGCAAAGTTAAACTAAACAAGCCAATGCGAGGCGATGTTAAAAAATTTAAAGTTTATGTGAAGAATCCCAAAGGCAATGTTGTTAAGGTAAACTTTGGTGATCCAGACATGAAGATTAAAAAGTCTAATCCTAAAGCAAGAAAAAGTTTCAGAGCTAGACATAACTGCGATAATCCGGGACCGAAGCACAAGGCCAGATACTGGTCGTGTCGTAAATGGTAATACTGTGCGTCTGAGTGAAATTAAAAAACCAGTTGACGAGAACATCGAGGATGATCTTAAACTAACAGCTCGTCAATACCGCAAGATTATATCAGACTTGAAAAAACAGCAAGTCGGAGATCGTCGTGCAACCCAGGCCCTCAAGCAAATCGAAGCGATGTGGTCGAAGCAAGACAAGCTTGTGGGCAATTACAAGTCTATCATTAAAGATTTCGACATAGACCTTTAAACATGCGCCTCAGCGAAATCAAGTCCTCTCCTGTAATTAACGAGGGAGGCAACATGTTCGACAACTCCGGTGTAATACATCGGAGTGAAATCGAACCCACTCTCAAATATCTACAAAAGATTACCGGGATTAAAGACCTTGATAACCGAGTATTAGGATCGGTAGGCAAGAAAGAGTATTCTGGTGATATCGATGTTGTAGTAGATCCGTTACAGCCCGAGGCACTTGAAGCATTTCATAACAAACTGCAAAGTGTGTTCGGGTCTGATTCTGTTAGACGGCAAGGGCAATTGTTGTCAATTAATGCGCCTATTCAAAATTACAATCCCGATAACGATCAACGACATCCCAGAACAGGGTATGTACAGGTTGACTTCATGTTCGGCGAAAAGGATTGGCTTAAGGTGTATCGCCATTCGCCAGGCGAAGGGGAATCAAAACTGAAAGGAGCACACCGTAATGTAGCTCTTTGCGCAGTCGCTGCTCACCTGGATAGAGATGCAACTTCCGAGCTCGACGATTTCGGAAGACCACAGGAAGTTATTCGATGGAAATGGTCTCCGAAAGACGGACTAGTGAAAGTTCATCGAAAAAGTCGCATAAATAGTCGTACAGGGCAAACCATCAAAAAGCAAGAAGAAGTTGTGCTCACTGAGCCCCTTCGTGATGCTGACAAAATTGCAAAAACACTATTTAAAGGGCAGGCGGGGAAAGAGTCGTTGAATTCGGTCGAATCAATTGTAGCAGCAGTTAAAAAGTCGTTCGGCGAAAAGGAACAAGAAGCAATTTTTAAAGAGATGGCTAAAAATTTCCAAGAGACAAAAGTAAAGGGTGGCAATTTTGAGTACCCCTCAGAAATTGCTAAATATATGCAAGATGAAAGTTAAAGAAATTACAGAAAGCGTAACTGAGAATACACACAACTGGTCTGCAATGGAGCTCAGCGATCTTATTAAAGCAATTGATCATGTAGACAGTCTTTGGCTTAGAGCGGGTCACGCTGGACAAGGCGACGAAGACGTTGTTGATTATGACGAAGCAGAACACTATGAGGGAATCGTATCATGGCAATTAGATGATCTTCGTCGGTATTTGCTTAAAGATAAGCATCATCGTCAAGATCCTTTAGTACAGCAAGTATTCCAAAATGCCAAGAAAGCAGGAATAATTGATTATGATCTAGAAGACATCGATACTGTTAAAGAGAAAGAGATCGCAGGAACCAAGTCAGGCAAGTATGCCACAATGAAAGACGGACCAGAAGACTATCTTGACGGACAAAAATTTGTAGGTGGATAATGAGACTTTATGAGATCACAGAATCAGCAGTAAATAACGAAGACCTGGAAGAGGCACCAGGCCGCGTAGTTGCAACTCATCCTATTACTGGTAAGACCAAGCGTTTTCGTCCGGGAGATGCAGAAGGTATTGCAGCATGGAAAGCAACTGTTCCGCCTTCAAAAGACAAACCCGATCAAGGTGAGCTACTAGACAAGTACTGGAGAATCTTTACCGATATGGTAGGTCAGGTGTATCCAGATGGCGATCCGATTGATATGCTGTTTAGAAAGTATCGAGATTTCGATATGGACAAGCTAAACGCAGCAGCACGAAAGAACGGATATCAAGATCCGATGGACTACTGGAACGAGATGGATACTCTTCCGAGAGGATAGGGCAGTGAGAATTCGGGATCTTAGAGAATCAGGTGAAATATACGATAAGAGAAATTTCGATCCTCAAGATCCGGAAGTGTTAATTCACGGCTATGGTAGACTCACCCTTAGTCAAATTGATGCTAGAATTTCTAAACTGTTGCAAGACATGAGCGAACGAGCAGCAGAGGGCGACATTGACTATGTTGACCATCAAATGATCAATTCTAACCTTAACAAATTTATTTCTGCTGCACAAGATGCACGAAAAGAACTTCAAACTCCCCAGATGAAGCGCAGAGTCACAATGATGCGCAAAGATCGAGAAAATTCCTAAAAAAGATAAATAAAGTTAACAGCAAGCGATTGGCGCTTGTGAAAAGAATTAATATATTTATGGAGATACTATCATGACTGCTAAAGTAAATGGTGGCGTACAAAAAGGTTTTTGGGCAGAGCGTAAAGTTGACTTTATCACTCTAACTTTTTCTGCTGATGTTACAACTTCTGCGTTTGACGTAACTGATTCGGTTCTAGTTAAAGCAATGGAACTAATTCAGCAGAGAGGAACTGTTATTGCAGTAGGTCCTCTTTATAACGGTGGTACACAGGTTGACGTACTATTTGGTTCTAGCCAAGGCTGGCCAAGTGACGACGGTACTACAGGTATTCTACCTGCACCTGTAACACTAGACGGCTTCGACGACACTGGCGCAGCTTTCAGTGCAGACCTAAACACTATTGTTTACGCTGCATTCAGCGGACTAGACGCTTACCCAACAGGCGACCTTATTGAGTTCCCAGAAGGAAGTGGCGAATACTGGACAGCAGACCGCTTTGGTCCAGAGAACAAGAGCTAATTCAGTTCTTAATACAAATACAAAAAGCAGCCTCCGGGCTGCTTTTTTTTGACTAAAATTTCTATAACCATGGAACTGCAAAATTAGATAAATAATAGAAATTACGCATTCTATGGAGAATAACAATGCCTACACCTAGAGTTAACGGCGGCATCATCACAGACCAGATGCTGGCTGGCAAATTACTATATTTCAAAATGACAGGTGCTTTTGCTTACACTGTGAGTGACGGTACTGTCACTCTGCAAAACGGTGTTGCTCAAGGCGCTACTCCGGTTACTAGCTATCCGCTAGTCGGTGAGGACCGCCCTGTGCCTGGTTCATTAGCAGATCTAGCACTTCGTCAAATTTCAGAAAGATGTTCAATCACTGAAATTGGTGTGATTGGCGCACCTGGCGCAGAAACTGAAATACATTTTTCTTGTGAAGGTTCTGCATTTGGTTGGATTGATATGAACGGCGATGTAGATGTTGCTGCAATGATTGCAGCAGTGGCAACACTTGGCGCAACCGTTGATGTTCCAACCACAAGTGGCGGCGCAGTTGGTGATAATACAGTAGCGCCTGCAACAGCTAATGTTTCGACTACGGTTGTTATTACGGAAGTTCCTTTCGAACTAGCCTAAGGGAGTAGCCGATGCCGGAAAGGACTAACGGCGGCGTCTTTCGAGATCAGGTACTCACAGGATCGCTGCGCCACTTTCGTATTGTTGGCGCAGATTTCTCTGGTGCAATAGACGGCACTGGACAACCGATTCATAATTCGGCCGCCGAAATCATTTTTACAGAGTTGTCACAAAAGGCAACTCTTGTAATTATGAACCCAATCACAAACTGTTTGGGTATTTCTCTGGCACTCGAGACAAACAGAGCAGACTGGACAGCAGCCGAAATGGAAGTTGTCATTAATGCACTAGGCACCATTGGCGTCGATGGAGTTGACGTTTCTGGTGTAGTAGTTGAAGAAGTTTTTTATGATCTAATAGGATCTGGAACACCAGGAGCAAGTGATTTCTTAGGTCTTTCAGACACACCTGCAGATTATACCGGATTTGCAAATCACAAATTAGTTGTTAATCCGACAGAAGACGGGATTATTTTTATCCCAGACACAGGCGGAGGATCGAGTACCTTTATTGCGTTAACCGATACTCCGTCTACTTACATAGGACAAGCTGGCCGAGTACCGATTGTAAATGCAGGAGAAACTGCATTAGAGTTCACAGATGCAACTCCTCTACAAACAGCAATTATTAATGGTCAAGAAACACCTGTATTTGAAGATACAGTAAGAAGTAAAACACTTTCTATAGCAGAAAATTCTGTAGTATACACAGATAATGTGCTAAGGAATTTAGAGTGGATTAGAATAGGAAATAGCCGTGATGCCTTGAGCGGCTACGTTGCAGAATTCGACGGAACTATTACTCATGCCACCGGTCATTGTGCAAATGTAAACAACAATGACAAAGACATACACTTGTATATAAACGGCTTAGACACCGGCAATATTGGCACACTGACAGGCAATGTTAACAGTACGTTTATAAATACGACGATAGATATCAACTTTAATCAGGGCGATATAATTAGACTTCGTGCCCAGGATGGGACTCCGGGCAGAATAGATGACACCGTCATAAAACTCACGTTCAAATGGCGGGCATAACAGGAGATTAAAAGATGGGCATTAGATTAGTAAAGCTCACCAATAGTGCAGTAGAAATCAATGACCTGGGTATTACCATTTCGGGTGTAATTGGCACAGTCTACGATCTAACTGATGAGCAAGCAAACGACATTTTTCTTTCTGCTTCAGGCGGTGACCTAGAAGCAGCAATTAACGGTACAGCACCATTTACGGTTCCGGAATTAGTAGTCGAAGATCCGAGAGACGGTGCAGTAGGCAACCTTAATGCTGTAGATAGTTTAAGAGCACTACAAGCAGCTAACGATGTGCACTTTGGTATTCGCGGCGCAGTAATCAGTGACCTAGATGACGTTACTGGCACACCGGGTCCAAACGACGTACTACAGTTTAGTGGCGGATCTTTCCAGCCAGTTACACCAAGTGTACTAGCTTCCGATATTGCACTGGGCGACCTGAGCGACGTTGATGATGCGTCTGCTAAAACAAATGGTGTTCCTTACATCTTTAAGGGAGATGGCACAAACTTAGATGTTGTTGATTTTACAGCTGACGCAGATGTAATTGAAGCTGTAGAAGATATAATCGGCGGCGCATTCCAAAACGGTACAGACACCACCTTTGTATATAATGATGGTGCCGGTACAATGCAGGTTGATGTTGACGATGTCTTCCTGCGCAACACGGGCGACACACTAGATAGCGGCACACTTAATGTTGCAAGTGGTGCAAGTATTACCGTTTCTTCCGGAGCGGATTTAACAATTGTTGACGCACCGGTTAATCCGACAGACGCAACAAACAAAGAATACGTCGATAGCGTTGCAAGCGGCCTTGATCCAAAAGAATCTGTGCGTGGTGCTACAGTAAGCGACATCGGAGGCACATATAGTGCTGTAGGCGGAACAGGCGGAACAGGATCTTTCACTGGCGTCGATCTAACATCTGATGCTATATTCGATGGTGTACCAACAGCAGTTGGTGGTTTCCAGGTCGGCGACCGCATTCTTGTTAAAGATCAAACAGACAATTTACAGAACGGAATCTATGTTGTAACAACAGCAGGCGCAGCCGGAGCGATCGAGCGTGCACCCGATCAAGATGGGTCGCCAGCAAGCGAAGTGTCTGGCGGCAATTACACGTTTGTTGAGAATGGAACGCAGTGGGCAGCAACTGGATGGGTAGTACAGGGCGATGGTGTCCTAACGCTGAACACAGATCCGATTGTTTGGGTACAATTCAGCGAAAGCAGCTCATTTACAGCAGGTCCTGGTCTTGCTCTGACAGGTAGCGAATTCAGTCTTGATATTGATAACCTTACAGCAGCGACAATCGCTACCACTGACGAGATTGCATTCAATGATGTTTCAGATTCGAATACAACTCGCAACACCACTGTTGCAGACTTCCTATCTGACCTTAATGTTGTTAACGGTGTAACAACTGATGGACTAATCATTAACAACGCCGGAACTTATTCTACAGTAAGTATTGCTGTTGACGGCACTGGCGCACTTGACGGCTTGGTTGTTGCAAATGCAGATGGTACTGCTGGTAACCCAACACTCGGTCTAGACATTAACAACCTTCCTGTACGTAGTGATGCAGTTGACGGCAACGACAGACTTGCAGTTTACAACATAACCTCTGGTGCAAACGAATACTACACCGTAAGTGAAATTGCTAACGCAGGAGCAGCTAACGCATTCGGTGTTATTGTAGGTGACACCGGAACAGCTACAGCAGACAGCCCTAGTGACACTGTAAACTTTACTGGAGACGGTGTTGTTGTGACAGCTACAGCAGGCGCAGCCGCAGCAGTTAGCTTTGATCTAAGTGTTGCTGACCTAACAGCAGGCGCCGGCACAGTTGATTTAACTGACGAGCTTGTTGTCGGCGAAAGTGCTAACACTGTTCGATACAGTTTCCAAGACGTTGTCGACGATCTAGGGATTGTTAATGGTGTGGCAGGCGGAACAGGCATACTAGTAGGCGACGGAGCAGGAAACTACAGTAATGTTTCAATCGCGGTCGAAGGTGCCGGCGCTGAAGCTGGTCTAACTATTGACAACGCAGACGGCGTTGCTGGTAACCCAACACTCGGGCACGACATTACTGGTCAAGCAGCCGCTGGTGAAAACCTAACAGCAGCAGATGAAGTACTAGTTTACAACGATTCAGCAACTGCTAACCAAAAGATGACTGGTCAGGAAATTGCCGATGGCGTTTCCGATATTTTGGGACTACCAAGCGGTCTTGCAGTTACCACAATCGGCGGCCAAGAAGTTCTTACTCTTGTTGACACAACACGCTCTAACAAAGTGCTAAGTGTTGAAACAACAGCAATTACATGGAGTGAGAACAGAATTGGCAACAATGATTGGGTGCAAATTGGCGGAGCAGTTGACGCAGAAAGTGGTTATATTGTTCCACTAGACGCAACTATTGTTAAAGTTACTGCGCACACTTCCGATGACAATAACAACGTGAAAGACATTGACCTATATATCGACGGCGCGCTCAACACAGCAGGATTCATTTCTTTTAACCCTGCGGTTAACGGACAGAATGAGTACAGCAGTGTGACTGACAACATCGATGTAGCAGCAGGTGAAAAAATTCGACTACGTGGTGCTGCAACAGGCGGCCCTGTAGACGACACTGTTATTACTATCTGGTTAAAGTGGAGAGGATAAGGTAATATCTAATGGGTTTTAGAATCCGCAATATTTCTGCAGGGTCTGTTTCGATAGATGATTTGGGCATCGAACTAACTAATCCAAACGACGAAGCAGACCTAAGACAGGAAGCAGCACATAATATTGCAATTAGCGATGACTTGCCGGCAGCAGTGTCGGCAAGTCAAGTTGCTGTTCTCGATCCACTTGACGATACTACTCCGCTTACTATAGCAGAAGGCCTTGTTGTAATTGAAAATGCAAACAGTCCTAACTATCGAATTTTTGGTGCAACTCTTAACCAGCTAGATGATGTGGACACAACCGGAGTCACTGAAGATTTTGTTCTGAGATACGATTTAGGAACTCAGACATGGCAAGCTGCACCGGTTACTACAATTGCTGGCGGCATTCTTGGCCTAGGCGAATGGACATACGATAGTAACACAGGTGGATCAGCACCGGACACTTCTGAGTTTAAATTTAACGCTACTCCGACATCGGCTACAACTCTTCGTATTGATTATGAAAATGATCAGGGTGCCGATCTCACTAACATTCTGAATTTCTTCGAACAAGGCATAATTTATGCACAAGAAGAAGATGATTCGACCCGGGGATTCACCGCAGAAATTACAGGAAATACTCCGGGTGCTAATTTTGTTACGTATAACATTACCAATGTTGCATTGCTAGGCGGTTCACTGTCGAACGGGGACAAATACACATTTCTCATTAGTGGTGGACAACAGAGCTCGCCTACTGATGAATTAGTAAAAGTATCAAACAACGACACAACACCGGGCTTTTTATCTGAAAAATTAGTAGCCGGGTCTAACATAACACTGACTGAACTAAACGACGGTGCAAACGAAACCTTAGAAATTAGTGCAACCACACCACCATCGACTTTCTTAGACCTTACAGATACGCCAGCGAACTATACTGGAGCAGCAGGACAAGCAGTTGCGGTGAATGGTGCAGGCAATGCACTTGAGTTTGTGAGCTTTCCTGCAGATTCTGTTACCAGTGTGTTCGGAAGAACCGGCGCTGTTGTCGCAGAGACCGGCGATTACGATGCGATACAAATTGATTATAATCCGGCTACCTCCACGCTAGTAGCGACTAATGTACAGGCAGCTCTAGACGAAGTTGCAGGCAGACTAGATACAACAGAAGGCGTGGCCAATTCGGCTGTACAACCCGGCGATAATGTCAGTGTACTAGTAAACGATGCAGACTATACTAGCATAGGCGACAATGTCTCGGTGTTTGTCAACGACGCAGGATACCTTACTAGTGTTCCGGTCGATAGCGTATTTGGCAGAACTGGCGCGGTTGTGGCCGAAGAAGGCGACTACGACATTGATCAATTAGGCGATGTAACTATTACTTCTCCAGTTAACGGCGAAGTACTAAGTTACAACGGCACCGAATGGGTCAATGAAAATTTTGTTGCAGCCAATATACCGTCGCTGCAATTAGAAAATCCAAGTAGCGTAGCGATCCCCGGAACATTCGGTGACATATCGTTTACAAACATAATTGTACAGAATGAACCAGCTATACTAGAAAGAGACAGCGTAGATACTACGCAAATTAATATTGGTGAAACAGGACTGTATTACTTTATCTTTACTGCTGAAGTAACAGGCGGTGACCAGGAAACTAGAGCACTACAGAACGGAACTACAGTCATTCCTGCTTCTAACAGGCAGGATATGAACCCGATGGTAACACCGTTTATCTGTGACTGTACAGCAGGTGATACTATTACGTTCCAGACGCAGATAACATCTGGCTCACCAAGTTATCCAAACGGTGTTTATTTGTCGGCATGGAGATTGCAAGGTCTTAAAGGAGACAAAGGCGACACAGGAACAATTGGCGACTTGTCTGCTGTGCAAGCGAGACGATCAACTGTTCTAAACGGAATTCCTTTGACGTGGACTGATCTTAACTTTGACACGACCGATTTTGAAAATGATTCTACAGTAATAGAACACCTTGCACCAGGTACACCAGATCGAATTGAAGTCAAAGAAGCCGGTACATATGAAATTTATTACTTCTTGTCTGCAGACGACGAAGTGCAAGGACGAGTACGGATCAACGACAGTGTTGTTATTCCAGGAACCACACAACAAAGTGGTGACCCCGGTGACTCAAACAACGTCGTTACGCCACTGTCTGTAAAAGTGTATGCAACCCTGGCAGCAAATGATTTTCTAACAGTGCAGATACAGGCAGCTACCACTGCTGAAAACCTATTTACAGATGCACTATTCCTAGTTAAAAAACTAGAAGGCGCTCAAGGTGAACAGGGATTACCTGGCTCTGGCACCGAGATTATCGTTAACGACGAAGGTGCATTACTGGGTACCTTTGATACCTTAAACTTTACTGGCACCGGAGTAACAGCAACAGATGCCGGAGGCGGTGTAGCAGACATTACTGTTGGGCAAGAGCTGAAACAGTTCTTTTTGGCTCACAACGGAGGAACGTCTCAGACGCTAACTACTACATTTGTAACAGCGTTGTTTAACACTAACATTCGAAACGACAGCATCTATGTGTATGGTGGCGGCATTGTCATAATTAACAAAACGGGCTGGTTTAAAATTACATCTGAGATTACAGGCGACTCCACCGGCGGCAGATCAGGAACAGAGCAAAGATTAGCACTCAACGGAACAGCAATAACAGGAACACTTGCTAATGGTTATCACAGACAGTCCAGTACCGGCCTTAACACACATTCAGTGACATGGCTGGTAAATATTACCAGTGGCGATAACGTGAGAGTGCAAATTAGAGAATACATAGGTGGTTGTACAACAGAGCCTAATTCGTGTCGCTTGCTTATTGAAGAAATAGACGGACCATCATAATGGCGCAATATTCAAGAACATTTACAACAGAGTGTCCAGGTGCACTGTTAGACAGCGTTAACAGTAATCCTACAATCACTAATACTGCTACTCAGATGATTGATTTGGGCAACGGCACAGTTATGTTTGATTTTAACGGCACGCTGACTGCCGAAGAGGAAGCAGAACTAGATCTCATATTGGCAAATTGGGAATGTCCGGACAATCAACTCGAAGTCGACGAAGTTATCATTGACGACGGAGTCACAGCAGTAGATCAGTTGTGGTCTTCACAGAGAATACACGACTTTGTCTTACAAGAAGTTGCCAATGCAGCAGCAGGCGATCTTACTAATCTAATTGGAAAAACTGTTTCTGTAGGATTTTCGCATTCTTCATCTAGTGTCGGAAACAGCTGGTTAAGAACAGAAACGAACGACAGCGGCACATCTTCAGATAGAAATCCTTACATTGTTCCGTTTAATTGTCGTTTGCTTGCAATAACATTTTCTAATTCAGATACTGGCGTAGATACTGATTTGCAAATTTGGAAATCTTCCGTAGGTGGAAACCCCATAAGTAACAAAACAATGGTCCACGAAATAGAAATAAGAAATGCACGGGCACACATAGAGACAAGTTTTTCATCTCCGATTGAGTTCGTCATTGGAGATAAAATCGGTGTATACATGTTAGATCGTGGAACCAACAGCGACCATCCTGTGGTGCAACTAACATTTATTGTTACCGATAGCACAACAACAAACACTGGCTATAATTTTAGTAGCGATTTCTCGTCGAACGACGACGACGATTAAGAGGAATAAAGAACCATGTCAAGAACAATCACATTAACTAACGTGTCTGGTTCTGCGAAAACATATTCCGGACAGACAATCAACGATACAGAAACATATACACTAGATACCGATGAATATCTAATTTTTAGAAAAGATCAAAGTCTTATGGTAGATGTTACCGCTGGCCTGGTACTGGTAGGCGACGGCGCACAGACGTTTTCTGATGCAGTGCAAGGTTGGGAATGGTTACAAAACACTTTGACTGAAGTTGAAATCAGTCAGAAAACTGTGGCCCTAGGTAACAAAGTAGCAGTGCACAGTTCTGCTAAGCCAGAGTTACAGGGAGAACCAGAAACGTTTGTGGTATGGACAGGCGCTGGCGACAGCACAGATCCAAACGTAGTGGGCGGAGGAGATCTCCTTAACTTTCAGATGACCATCGGGACACCAGAAGTAATTAAAGATATTAAATTTAATCATGCTGAATTTGGGCGTGTGTGGATTCACGAAGCATACTTGAAATTCGACGACGGTGGAATTGGAGATTATGTCAGCGCATACATTATGTCTGAACCTACACCTCTTCAAACTCTAGCTAATTTGGATTTAGTGTTAGAAGCAATACCTGAGGTACCTGGCGCCCATTATGTTAAATATTCGCCTGGCGGCCCAGGCACTGGTACACATGGGTTTGCAGGAAACCCGACACTGATACCTAGAACATTTAATATGGATGGAGACTGGGACTTCGAAGATGGAAATCTTACACCCAACTTTGCAGGTACCGGACGTTATAACATGGTAGATGTAGACTGGCGATGCAGTAAATATGTAAATAAGGTTCCGTGTTTTGGTTCTGCGTCGAACTACTTTACTATGAGCTCTGACGAAACTGCTGAGATTAGACCAGGGTATTATTTGCGTATTCACTGTAAGAATATTTCTAACACCAACTGGCAAGCTTCTGTAATTATGGAAATTTACCGCCAGCGCACTGTTTGGTAATCACAGAATAGCGTGTGCCTCCTTTTTTCTGATAAATAGTAAGAAATAAAGGAGGCCGAAATGCCAACGAGAATTCATGGTGCTGCTAGTATGCAGCAAAATTTAGCAGGGGATCTGCAATTCTATATTGTGTATTCTCTGTCTCCTGGTGCTTTTACTGACCCTTCTCCTAATCCTCCTGAGATTGAGGAAACTGCCAGACAGATTAATATACAAGTAACAGATGATATTTTAGATCAAAGTCAGAAAAACTTTGAAATACTTTTTCAAAGTATTGGCTTACGTGCTGTTCCGACCATTATGAACAACCCCGAGCCTGTTCTTAATCTAGAAACCGAAGGCGCACCTTCGTTAACAGGCGAAGGATATGTTTGGAGATTTGCCGTAGAACGTGCCGACGCATGGAAAGACTTTAAGACAGATGATCCAGTTGGCTTGCTGGTAAGAGAACTAGACGGAGTTATCATTGAGAGTGGTGTTCGAATCACCACAGTAGATGGATCGTTAAGCGGAACCCCTAAGAACATGGAATTTATTAGAGTAGATAAACTGTAATGATTATCGAAGAGATCACACAGGACTTTGAAGACCTACTCGAAAAGAGAGTGTGGGCAAAGAGTGGAAGCAAGATCGTACGCAAGACTCGCTGTGTTAGCGGTCCACGAAAGGGTCGTGTTGTTTCTAGTCCTGCACAGTGTAATGCTCCGAAGGATATCAAAAAAAGCAGAGTAATGAAAAAGACTCGTGCTGCTAAAGGATTTAGGATGGCAAGAAAAGCAAGACGAACCAAAAGAATTAATCCTACTTCCAAAAGAATACGTAGATTAAATAGGACATAATATGAGCTTCTCAGATAAAATTAATTTTCATCTACAAGACAGAACAGAAAAGCAAATAGCCGAACAGCTTGACATAACTGAGGACCAGGCCAGAGCAGCTATTAAAGATGCAAGCTTTTCTGAATATTTGAAACTGAGAGAAGCTAATACAGACAAGAGTGCGTTCTATCAGCAAACAACTACTACCAGTAGTGATACCGATATGGATGACTCCGACGACAATGCTGCTGCAACAGCACAGAGCACATACGTCAAGCCTGACGGAAAAATTGATCACACACAAACTAAAGTGGGCAATTCCGGAACAGTAACAGGAATAGCTGACGACGACCTAGACGTCGAGATTACTAGAAAAATGGGCAGGGAGTACGAAGTCAAAACCAAAGACGGCCAAACATTTAAAGTGGACCAAGACATGTTTGGTGCACCTAAAAGTTTCCTTAGCGACTTAGGCTCTGCAATGAAACGCGGAGCAACTAAAGGCACAAGCTACGCAGCCCGCCAAAAAGTACAGGTAAATAACTCAGCTGAGCAAGAAGAGATTCGTAGAATACAAGAGCTTGCTGGCATCGACATCGAAGAGATGGCTAGTGGCGGAGCCACTGCTGCTGGAGCAATAGCAGCAGCACCTTCCGTGATTGGCAACACAGCACATAAGCCGACAGATAGGCTTCGTGCTAAAAATCGTAGAAAAAGAGAAAAGAAGAAAAAGTAATCAGCTATGGTGTCCTCAGTTAAAGAAAGCTTTGCAGAATTAGTCGATAGAGTCGCTTCCGAAATTTATGAAAATCGACGAATGCTGGCTAAAAATCAAAAAGAATTTGTGATAGGCGATGTCGCAGTTCGCAGAAGAACAGATAATTATTTCGACCTCGTTCGCAAAACAGACGGTCGTAAACTTTATTCCGATATCTATTTGCTAGAAGCTGCCCTTTTATTAGCAAAATATTTTCAACTGAATAACAGAGAAAAGATCAAAAAGGTTCTTGCACTCGAGTGTGACTACGTCAAGCATCACCATGATATGAGATATTTTTCTGTTACCCACCGAAATGCTAGAGCTGAAAGGAATTACGACCTCATGGATATCATGCAGGCTCGATATCAAGTGTCTAAACAGCTAGCAAGAGACTCAAAAGAGTCCATCCGAAAAATGTGTAGCACTTTTACTACAAAAAGATAAATAATAGAAAATCAAAACAATAGGATGAGTTTTGCTATGCTTTTAGAAGATTTCAACAAAGATAGCTCTAAGAGATTTGCTAAAGCCAATAAGTTCCTCAAAGAAAGCTATGGTGTGTCTATTTCTAAGGACACACCATATCATAAGCTTGAGGCTGTTCGAGAGTCATTAACTGACTCTGTAGAACAGATGAAAATAAACGGTAAAGTATCTCACAGTTGCCCAGAGCTATCCAAAACCCTACTTGTGCTTGAGGCAGTTGATTCATTAATGGAAACTGCTCGAATAGACGAGCTTAGAAGTGACTTTTCTACTTCCGGACCTTACCTACGTGTAATCAACTCACTTGCGACTCAGGTTGCAGATGCAGTAGAAGTTGGCGACGACTTCGAAGATGCAATGAACCAAGCAATGAAGGTTTACCGTTCTAGCAAGTGGAGATTCCACGATGATGCAGTTCGCTTTGATGCTTCTAATAAAGCAAAAGACCTACTAAGCGTTAAAGAAGGCGACTATGTTGACGAATGCGGAATGGGCGATCGTCTAGCAAATATTATGTCTCCAGAAGAGATTGAAAATGTGCAAGCATTTATCATTGTACCTGGTGCAAAACTAAATCCTGAGGTGAGAGGCAAGCTGCACGACTATTATGTTGGCCGCGGTCACACACCTGGCAAAGACAACGACTTAACAGACTGGTATTACGAGAGACTTATGAGTGACTTTCCAAGAGATCTAGACGAAGATAAAGCAAAGTTCAAGACAGACGACAAAGGTCGTGAAACATTCCGCGGCAAGGACGTAAAATCGACTCCTCAGGCAAAGTACAGAGGAAAGGCTGATTTTACCTATCAGGAGCCTGGCGTAGACACAACTAGTGATCATGCAGCAAGTCTTCGCAAAAGAATGCGAGCTCGTAAAGCAAAAGAAGGCATTGGCGAAAACTTTGTAAAGCAGCTACGCGCCCTTCTTGAGTCTGAAGTAGACGAAGCAGAAATTATTATTGCTGTTAAAGGCATTGGTAAAACTGTGCAAGAGATGATCGAAAAAATTGGTCGTCTACAGAACGAAGACCTTCCGCCACTAAGCGATCAGGTTCGTGAAACATACGGCCCTAACATTGCAAGCAACTTCCAGTCTGCTAGCTCAAACAGCTTACAAGGCGTTATGGATTCACTGTATGCAGCCAAGGACGAAATTGACGACATGGTTATGAAGATGGCTAGCAATGTTGCAGATATCGCAGCTGATACAGACATGGATATGGACCTTGACGGTGCAGAAATTGATATCAGCAAGGATATTGAAAAAGACATTAGCCTAGAACCAGCAGGCGATGACCTAGACGATTTTGGCGGCGACGATGCTGCTAGCGGTCCAGAAGACGAGCCACTAGGAAGAACCAAAAAAGAATCCGTCGAAGCTATGAAAAAGAAAATCGACGAAATGAAGGTTATGCTGGCTAGAGCAAAGCAAGCTAAGAAGTAAAATGAAGATTGTTGAGCTGTTAGTAGAAGGCTACAGCGAGCAATTAGAAGTTGATCTCAACGACCTTCTTGCTGCTGCCAAAGGTCGCGACGCAGAGTTTGTTTCTACAGACCAATTAGTCAGCTCTCTTGTGAGCATGGGTCACAACGTAAATTCAAACTCTATCATGACTGTGTTAAAGGGTAACTCCTTTGTGCAGTCTGCTACGCCCGATCAAGTGCAGCTCAAACGAGACGATGAAGCCGGAGTAAGCGGCGACGAAGATTCACGTGAAGATAACGAAATGCGTGTATCACAAATGGCACAACAGGCAGTGGATATTTAATGGCATCTTGTAACGGCAACAACGGATTTCCTTCGGCAAGTGATGCCAAGAAACTGGCTAGAAACAATTCTGTTATCTGGGCAGAAATCTGTGCAATTCAGCAAGCTATCCTAACCGCTACTAGCGGATGTGAATACGACGAAACTGCTATGCAGTGTTTTAACAACGGCGGCGACTTCTGTGTAATAGTAGGCGGCCAAACACCTATGTCTTATCGCAGCGCAGTAAGCGATGTTAACGTTACTGTTCCTGGACAAGATTATTTTCCTGTAGTTGCAACAGCCACAATCACTCACCCCATTGGAACCGGTGCAACAGCAGATGTCACTGTGTCGGACAGTGGTGTTGTTACAGGATTCACTGTAACAGCAGGCGGAACCGATTACGATCCAATTGTTGCAACAGCAGACTTTACTACTCTTGCAGGATCTGGCGCAGTAGTTACTCTTATTGTCGACGAGACTACAGGCGCAATTACAGATACAGTGATTGTGAACGCAGGTGTTAACTATCTAGTTGGCGAAGTTATTCCAGTTAGTCACTTGACCGGTACAGGCGCGGTCCTTGAAATTCAGTCTGTTGGTAGCGGGGGCGAAATACAAACTATTGCAATTACAGACGGTGGTCAGGATTATCAAACAATTGTTGCTGAAGTAACAGTTAATCATCCTACCGGGCTTGGCTTCGAAGGCCTAGTTCAAGTTGCATTAGGTTCTGTAGTAGGCATCACAGTAATTGACGGTGGGCTACTATACAACGATCTTCTTCCTACAATCCTTATTGAGGACATCACAGGTAACGGCGCAGGAGCCGAAACTGTGACTGATGTAGGTTTGACACTGGGCGAACTTGTTGACGTAATTGTTACAGCAGGCGGAGCCAATTATTCATCTGATACCACAGGAACGGTAGTTCCTGCACCGACATCATCCGGTGCAGATGCCGAAGTTGAAGTTGTAATTGATCTTAATCCTTTCAATACAAATCCTAGAGATTATTATCTCTCACTGATTGGGCAACTAGACGACTGTGGTATTAAAGATCAAATCGAACAAGTCCTAGCATACTTCCGTGACCTAGGCTACGTTATCGAAGCTCAAGTTGATCCTGAAACAGGATCTACCATTAGATGGGAAGTTTGCTGGTGCTAGCACCGGTTGACTTTCTTTAGACTTTCGCGTATAATCTTCCTATGACTTTGACCAACCCGTATAAGTATAGAGAACTCCAAAGAACAGAAGGAAAACACGGTCGACACTACATAGTAGGCGAAGGCAGATCTTTGCCGTCCGTTACTACTGTCCTAGATAATACCAAAGACAAATCCTTTCTAGTTAAATGGCGAGAATCTGTAGGCGAAGAAGAAGCCGACAGAATTGTCAAGCAAGCAGTTAACATTGGTAACCAACTACACCTTAACTTAGAAAACTATATTCTAGAAGGCACTAAGCCTGAAGGAAATATGCTAACTCGTTTAATGACAGATATGATCATTAAGCGCGGGCTATCGAAAGTTGACGAAGTATGGGGCGTAGAAGTTGGTCTATTCAATCCGGAACTGTATGCAGGCACAACTGACCTTGTTGGTGTGCACGATGGCAAGCCGGCAATCATGGATTTTAAAAATTCACGTAAGTTCAAAAAGAAAGAATGGATTGAAGATTACTTCTTGCAGCTAGCAGCATACGCAGAAGCACACAATGCTATGTTCGACGGTCAGATCGAAAAAGGCGTGATTATGATGGGCTGCCATACAGGGCATTATTTAGAGTTCGTAATAGAAGGCGCAGAATTCAGAGAATACAAGGAGAAGTGGTACGATCGTTTGTACACGTTCTACGACCAGTTTGGAATCTAGTAAACCTAGATAAATACACAAAACGGTTAGGATGTACAAATGGCAGATATCATTGCTCGTATTCAAAATCGCCGAGGCGAACGTCGAGAGCTTCCGCAGCCTCTAAGCCAGGGTGAGATTGGATTCACTGAAGACACCGAACAGATTTATATTGGTGCAAATTCTCAAGACCCAAACAGCACAGTCACCCTAACCACGCGTCTGTACGATTCTAACGATATTGGAATTGCGAATCTGTACATCGACGATCATATCCTTTTTATTGATCCTCCTACTTTCAACGACACGTTTGACCCGAATACTATTCTTGCTGATACTGGCGCAGACTATTTTTGCATTGCGACCAGAACTGTTTTAGATAATCCGGATAATGCAAAAACTGTACGAGTAGTTGAAAGAGCATATGTAGGATATCAGACAGCACCAGGAAGCAAACCTGGTGCAGGCCTCGGCACAGAAACCTGGGTAGGTGAAATCACTCAGTTTCAAAATTTCTACCTTAACCCGCTGCCAGCTAGAGGCGATGTTGCAGATCCAAATGTAGATGCATTCTACACAGGCGAAGATATTGGGTGCATCAGTGAACTTATAAACACTATTCACGGTAGCCTGGGACTAGTTAATACACTTGACAACATCGAAATTCAGCGAGCCACAATTCGTGCTACTGAAGCAGCACCGACAAGCATACGAATAGATGCAGCAGAAAAAGAAGTACTGAACTTTGATTATCCTCCAATCACAGGATTAAGCATAGATTATAGCCTAGTAAGCGAAACCTGTGAGTATGCTAGAGTAGGGCGCATAAACGTCGCAGCGGCCTCTGTAGACGCCGAATTTAATACATTTTTTACCGAGTTACAGGGTACGACTACTGCAACCCTTAACTTCAGAGTAGACACCACTTTTGCAGGTGCTTCTAACACTGTTTCACTGGTTGCTGAAAACAATAACTGTCTCGATATGATCATGACATACCGAGTAGTTAGGTGGCCAAGTGTTGCTGATGATCTAGCACCGAGCGGCCCGGTTCTTGCTGCGATTGAGATTAGTGAAGACCAGCAGGTCATATGTGGTGTCCTAACGCAGGTAGATGTTAGAACATTTGATCCACAGGGCGATGAGATAATGGACACATCGACCTTTACATTCTTGTGGGAGTATGTGTCAGGTGACCCAGTCACCATTAGTAACCCTGGAGAACAAGTAACCGGTCTAATACTGCAAGCTCAGCCTGCAACCGGAACTGTGTTAAGAGTCACAGTAACCGATCCGTTTAACAGTGTGGTACTTTCTGATGAAGTCGAGATTGTTCGTGTGCCGCAGGCAGAAACATTAACAATTGCCGGTGAAGGCGAGGTACTAGTTGGCCAGCCTGGATTCGGCGGCACTGCAAGTTCGAGTGAAAATGAACGACCAGCAGCACTGTTTGTAACTGACCTAATACTAGATCCATCGGGTGAACCAGTAATACAGACTCCACCGTGCCAGACACCAGATCCAAATACTGAACAGATTTTTTGGAATTGGCCGCCAGATGCAGAGTTTATCACTGACCCAGCCAGCGTCAACTACATCGGAACAAATGTCTACCGAGTCGACGGCGACGATTTTGTACTGATCGAATTTGTGCCAGGCAAAGATCGAAACTATGCAAACATACCGGTTAGTCCGACCGCTTATTATACTGTTGCCGCAGTGTGGAGACCACTTGGACTAGGCGCTCCAAAGCTGTATTTTGCTAGAGACCGTGTGCTTTCTGGACAGATAAATAAACAAAGTTCAGTTATAAATACTAGTCGTACTTGTGCAATTGGCAGCGATCGCGCCAGCATCACGGTTGATATAGGAAGAATAGGAATTGAAACAGTAATTGCACAAGATCAATCCGGCGCACCTATACAGGCAACCGGTGTATTTTTTAATGATTTTAACTTATCAAAAGTAACAATTTTGCCGCAAGAGCAAGCAAGCGATACAAGCGGCGCCCAGATTCAAGGCGAAGGAGCAGAATTAACTGACTTCTTTGTCGAACGATTAAACGGAATTAATATAGGTGGACCTTAATGCCAAGAGGATTATACACAGTAACTAAGCATAAAGCAGAATTCGTTGATGGCGAATGGCGTCCTATAGAAGAGCTAGAAACATTCGAAATCGAGAATGATGTTAGTTATGCAGTTTTTCAAAAAATCATTGTCGATAACCCCGTTGTTGTCTTATCGAGGAATTCTACTACCGGAGAAACATCAATAAGCTCAGGTGTTCGAATTGTACTGACTTCTAGAAAATATCAAGGAAAAACAGCGTCGTCTTTCAATGTGAACAGTTTCTCAAATGACACAACGTCCGATACGATTGACGGAATATTCGGTGACGTTATCACTGGCATACCACAGGTCGAATTTATTGATCCAGGTGGCTCTAATCCTGCGTTTTGGCAATGGCAGAACCGTTGGGATCCGCCTACAACTAATACAAGAATAATCAATACATTCCTGATTGCTCCTGATGGTAACGTTAACACGAACGAATTGTTCTCGGTTGCTCCGTTGACTACTCCATGTACTCAAACAACCAGCGAAATTCTGACTGCAAGATATCAGCTGTTTTTAGACACAGACGAAGCAGCACAGTATGCTCCTGATCTCGAATATACAACTGATGAACTTTTGCAGCAGGCGCTAGATCGCTCAATTGGCGGCATTGGTGCATCTTTTCCTGAAGGTCTTATTGAAAGACCTCAGTTGGCACCCGGAAGAAACTTTAACAATGGTTTCGGTTCTGGTGCAGGCCGAAGCGGCCAAAGCCAGCTCGAAGGATATATTCAGTTTAACAGAAACTTTGATCTTAATGACTCAGTAGGTTCATTCTTCTCCGGAGTACAGTTAACAAGTAACATTGCTTCGCCGCCAGCACCTTTTACTGCTAATCGTGTTACTCATCAAATTGATCTAAGAAGACCAACAGACACTGTTGTCCAAAACACTTTCTTGCGAGCACAGTCGGTTACTCAACCACCGTTTGCTTCTGTGAGGCCATTCTTGGATGCAGCAAACGTTGGTACTAGTTTGGGTTCAGCAATTGTTTCTGACACTATAACTACAGATACTAGCTGGACAGGTCCAGGTCTTCCTAGCCTATACAAAATTGAAATCACAACAGGTGGTGCCGTAGGTACAGCAGAATATAAGTTTTCCAGAAGAAGTTACGTAGGCTTTGCAGGTTCCGGTGGTTTCCAAGGCAATGATGTCGACATCCCTTGGCTACCAGACGAAATTAATCGCAAGCCGGAAGACATAATCGAGAGAGTACATGGTTGTCAGGCTAGAGAATTTGAGCGAGCTAGAACTGTAACAGTACCTGGTAGAAAAGCTGTAATTCAAAGATATGCTTTCCCAGAATTTGTATCCTGGGACACAGACGGTATCAATGTGCTGAATATCAATGCAAAAGCAGATCAGTTGACTATTGACACACTTTCGACTCCTGCACTGCCTTGTACTGATATCAGACAGGTAAGAACATTCGAAGACGGAACAATATTGGTAGCATGTGCCGCAACGGGTCTATGGAGAATTGATAGAACTCCGTTAAGTTCTTCGTGGACAGTGACTCAAATTACACCAGCTGGTGTACAGAACGCAACTGCGTGTTACGGCATTTGTACTAACACTCGCTACAGTGATTTAAGAATTAACAACGGCGAACGTTGGTATGCAATTTTCGGACAAGAGTTTTGCTATTCAGACGACCAAGGTGCTAACTGGACTGTACTGAATAATTCTACAGCTAACCAATTCTTGATTACAGGTTTTGCTGACACCGATGGAGTAACGGCTAACGGTGCAAACGAAGCGAACATGAATGGCCTAATATTTGACTACTGGGCATTCCGTGATAATCCAACATTTGAGCGTTTCGCAATCTTAACACCTACCAGCTTTAACGATACTGTTACTGCCGGGCAACTAACTTGGTGGAGTATCGATGGATCTGCAGGTAGCACATCGGACGAAGTATTCCTAAATACTGTAACTGAAACTCCGAATTTACAAGGGTTCGCAGTAAGAAATATTTTCCCTACTGGTGAAACGCCGAATTATACATGGGTAGTCAATGAATACGACGACGACGGATTCCGATTTGTAGATTGGGGATCCCCTACAATTGGCGGCACTACGGGATTAGAGAGATGTAATTTTTGCCCGGTATATGATTCCACTAACGACAAAGAATGGATTATCGTAGGTAATGCTATTAACGCTAGTCAATCGCAAGCGTCCTTGGTAGATCGACAAGCGGGTGACCCAGCCATCCGAGTGAACTTTGGTAGTTTCGAAGGAATATACTCCGCAGCAGAATACCTCGGACAAGGATTATATATTTCTCAGATTAGAGCGAACTCTGCAGGCGATTACCGTTGGATGATTTATCATATGGCAAACGAAGATGTGTCAAGCGATGACTTCCGCGGCGGCCCATTTGACATCTACGATGAATTTGGCTGGGACGGAGCGAACTGGGTACTAGGCAACCCAAACAGTAAAGTAACTCATGTTGGTGACGAAACGCTAATTGACGGTCTACAAATTCGTTTTGAAGAGGACGCAGGATCACCTGCTGACCCGGGCAACTTTATTGTTACTGATTTCTATGACGTTTATGTTGCTGACGGAATCTTCAAAGACGATGCTACTAGGTTTGATTACGAACTAAAAGCTCACGTATGGGGAAGCATCGAAGGCGATACGTTTGTTCCTGCAACTGTGCCAGGTGTAGCCGCAGGCGCCGTAGTAGGCGAACCACTGCATATGAACAGTAAATCATCTGCTAGCAGATTCTCGGAACCAGGATGGACCGGCAGCACCACAACAGCTAGAGTTGCAGACCAGTTTGGTGATTTCTCGCAGCAGGTACTAACCGGTGATTTTTCGATTAGATTCAATCTATATCCGCACTTCCGAACTGGCGGAGCATTTAGCCAAGAGTCTTTCTTCGGTATTGTGAGAGATGCTGATAAAGCAACATGGCTAAGTGATTCACAGCTTAATTCGGTTGTCTCAGGCCTTCCATATATTGGTATGATGCTCGAGCTAGACGGAACTGATAATACTGCTGGTGTTGTCGATCTTTGGGTAGTAGACAACGGTGTAGTAACTAACATTTCTACAATAACTGATTTTGACCCAAATGATGATTGGGAAATTTCAAGAACTGCAGGCGCCATTACTCTACTAAGAAATTCAGTAACAGTTCATACTTATGGTGCAAACTCCGATGATATGGTTGTTGCACACCGCTGGGAACTAAACCACCCAATGGAAGTAGACAATGTTGTACTGGATTATACCGACACTTCACTGTATGTTGAGGTAGACGGACTGGTCAATGATAACAACTTCCGTGATTTGTCTACATATGAATATGACGATGGTGTTAGACAGATATTCCTAGACGGCACACCTGCTGTTATAATTACTGATCCAACTGCAACTCCAGCAGCGGGCGAAGTAGTTATTGGTAGATCAGGTAGACTGCTGTTTAATGTTGCAGACGCAGGCAGAACAGTAACAGGTACATATCGTTATCACCTCAAGAACAAGCTGGTGAGTAATCCTTAATGACTGATCAGATTATTGCCAAACTTCAACAGAAGAGTGGACTGAGAAGAAATTTACCTCAGCCGCTGGCTCCTGCTGAACTAGGATTTTGTTTAGATACTGGACAACTTTTCATAGGTGCAGGACCAACCGGTTCAGGATTGCCACTCACTATCGAACTGTATCGAGATCAGGCAACACCGGACATTGGCAACAGTTATTTAAATGAGCACATTGTGGCTGTGGCGTTTCCAGACAGAAACCCCGATATTCTTCCTATATACGAAACATTGGCCACGCTATGCGATTTCTTTGTACTAGTGAACTTGGTAGATTCTTCGGTATCCCCAGGTACCTATCAATATTATACTAGGGCGTACCTAGGATATATTAACAGTCAGTCTCCGGTTCCAGGCGTTGTTAGTCCTCCACTTCCTGACCTGACTACACTGAACAATTTGCTTACTCCTGATCAAGTTACACAAGCATACGTAGGAATTTCTATAGATGGCTCTCGTCCAAACGAATTCTTAGATCTTCAATTCTCCGATGACGGCATAACAAACGATTATCGTAATGTAGGTGATCTAATCCCAGGCATGGGTCCACCTATTCTATCAAACGAATTTACAACAGAAGACACTGGTGCAATTGCGTCATTGATGAATGACATTTACGAGGCCAATAACGGACCACTCGGTATTGCAACAGTTTCTCAGAACATTGAGATCTTTACGGAGACTACCACTGCGGTAGTGGAAGCCGCAAATCCACTTCGACAGGTAGACATTCCAGTTGACAGCACACCCGAAGGTGTGTTAATATTTAATTCAGCTTTTGATACTGCGGATGCATATTTTGTAGACTACAGTATGAACAATGTTGCAGGAGATTATTCCAGAACAGGGACCCTGCAAATTGTTAGTAACCCAAGTGCCACACCAAACCCGGCACAAGTTACAGATGAGTTTCTTGAAGTAGGTGGTACATCTACTTTATTCTTTGAGGCAAGGCTAACCACAATCGGGTCAAGTGACGTTGTTCAGCTTGTAGTTCGAAACAACGACATTGCTGACTTGACTATGACTTACACCTTAGACTCATGGAAAACAGGCACTGGCCTGACATAAACACAAAACACATAATAATAAGATAGACTGTGTCAAAGTGGAATAACCTATCCTCTCAACAGAGGTGTGATCTGTGGAAAGATTTTCGTAATCAGATTGCATCACTGGACAAAGAACAGCAGAAAGAATCTGTTGCAGATTTTTTTCGCGACGTTCCGATAGGTACCCGAAGCATAGACTTTTACACGCCAGAGGCTTGGCCCTTGCCGTGGGAAATTCTTTACTACGAAGAGTTCTGCGAAAACACCATTAGTCTTCTAATTTATTATACTCTAAAACTTTTAGATCACGACGTTGCTATTTGGTTAATAGACGACGGCAGTGACCGTTTCTTAGTGGCGGTCGTAGACAATCAAGACGTACTTAACTACGAACTAGGCACGATAAGTAAATTGGCAAATCTGCAATCTAATCTAAAAGTTCTAGACACTTTTGACAAACAAATAAAACAGATATCATAACCAAGGAAAGTATATGAAACAGATCATGGTAACCAAAAGGGATGGTACCAAGGAAGAGTTCGATCCCGATAAGATTCATAAAATACTTTTCTGGGGCACCGACGGCATTAGTGGTGTATCTGTATCACAGATTGAAACTAAATCTCAGTTACAGTTATACCCAGGCATTACCACTGACGAAATTCACGAAATCATGATTGCAACTGCGCATGAACTGATCTCGGAAGAAACGCCTAACTATCAGTGGGTAGCTGCTCGCCTGCGTCTGTTCCAGCTACGTAAAGAAGCATTAGGACAGTTTGATCCTTGGCCACTGCTCGATCTAGTAAAAAGAAATATCAATCAGGGCCTATACACCAGTAAACTTTTGGACTGGTATACGGAAGAAGAATGGGAAGAGCTAGACAAGATTGTCGATCACACTCGTGACTTCAGTCACTCTTTCGCTGGCATGGAGCAGTTTCACGGAAAGTATCTGGTTCAGAATCGTGTTACTAAGAAAGTGTTCGAGACTCCGCAGTATCTTAACATTTTGATCTCTGCTACACTTTTCCATCGTTACCCTGCAGAAACAAGATTGAAGTATGTACAAGAGTTTTACGATGCACTGAGTCAGGGTGATATCAGTTTGCCGACTCCTATCATGGCAGGCATGAGAACAAAGGTTAAGCAGTTCAGTTCTTGTGTGCTAATTGAATGCGGCGACAGCCTTGATTCTATTAATGCAACATCAAATGCGATTGTGGATTACATCAGTCGCAAAGCAGGCATCGGTATCGAAGGCGGACACATTCGCGCAGTGGACAGCGAGATTCGTGGTGGTGACACTCGACACACAGGTGTACAGCCATTTTATCGTCTTTTCCAGTCTGCGGTAAAGAGCTGTAGTCAAGGCGGCGTCCGTGGTGGTGCAGCAACACTGTACGCACCTTTGTGGCACTTAGAAATTGAAAACATTCTTACACTTCGAAGTAACACAAGAACAGAAGAAACTGCGGTAAGACACATGGACTACGGTATTCAGTTCAATGGACTTATGTATGAGCGCCTCATTAAAGGCGAAAACATAACCCTGTTTAGTCCACACGAAGTGCCAGATATGCACGAAGCGTTCTTTAATGATCAAGAGAAGTTCCGCGAATTGTACGAACAGTACGAGCGCAAGACCAGCATTATGAAGAAAAGCATTCCTGCTGTCGAACTGTTTACTCTTTATCATACTCAGCGAAAAGAAACTGGTCGCATTTATAAACTGAACGTTGACCATGCGAATACACACGGAAGCTTCTTAGAAGCAATTGCAACTATTAGAATGAGCAACCTGTGTGCAGAGATTACACTACCAACTAAGCCAATGAAGTATCCAGGCGACCCGGACGGCGAAATTGCACTGTGTACTCTGTCAGCACTGAATCTTGGTAAGATCAAGAAACCAAGTGAAATGGAGAAGCCACTTGATTTGCTAGTAAGAGCATTGAACGAATTGCTAGACTATCAAGAATATCCAGTTGCCGCTGCTCGTAATGCTACTTTAAATCGTCGTCCTATCGGCGTTGGCATTTTTAACTTGGCATACTGGCTAGCAAAGAACGATTACAAATATTCCGACAACAGTGCCGTTGAGCACTGGGACGAGATGATGGAAGCGTTCCAATTCTATCTAATGAAGGCAAGTATGACTGTTGCTAAGGAAAGAGGTGCTCCTTGTCCTAAGTTCGACGAGACCAAATACAGCCTTGGCATAATGCCAATTGATACTTACAAGAAAGAACTGGACGAAGAAGTTGTTCCGCACAATCCTAAGCAAGACTGGGATTGGTTACGTGAACAAGTAAAAGAACATGGCATGATGAACTCTACACTGAGCGCAGGCATGCCAGCGGAAACGTCTGCACAAATTGCAAATGGCACAAATGGATTTGAGCCACCACGCGGCTTCATTACTGTAAAAGGTTCTGGACAAGGTCGCCTTAAGCAAGTTGTTCCCGGTTATCCGCGCCTTAAAAATAAATACGAGCTTGCGTGGGATATGCCTAACACAATTGGCTATCTCAATATTGTGGCAATTGCACAAAAGTATTTTGATCAGACCATTTCAGCAAACACATGGTACAACCCTCAAAACTTTGCAGGGGAAGAGATTCCTATGTCTCGCATGATACAAGATGACATTTACTTTTATCGAATTGGCGGCAAGACTTTGTATTACTGCAACACATACGACGGACAATCCGACGATATTGAATTTGACGATGACAACGACTGCACAGACGGAGGCTGTAAGTTATAATGAAATTTCAAACATTTAACACCGAAAAGACAGATGCAACTAAACAGCCAATGTTCTTTGGAGATCCAGTCAACGTTGCAAGATATGACAAACAGAAGTATGAATTCTTCGAAAAGCAGATCAAAAAGCAACTGAGCTTTTTCTGGGTACCGGAGGAGATCTCTCTCGACAGAGATCCGGCAAACTTCCATAAAGAATTAGGCGAAGCAGGACAGCATATTTTTACCAGCAACCTGTACTACCAAATTCTATTAGACAGTGTACAGGGCCGTGCACCAAACGTTGCTCTGTTGCCTTACTGTTCTTTGCCTGAGCTTGAGACGCTGATTGAGACATGGAGTTTCTTCGAAACTATTCACTCTCGTTCGTATACACATATTATCAGAGGAATTTATAACGATCCGAGTAAGATGCTAGATGGCATTATGTCCATCGAGCCTGTAATTGAAAGAGCCAAGGCAGTAACACAGTATTACGATGACTTCATTGAATATGCTAACTGGTACAACATGCTAGGCATCGGCACTCACAAAGTTGCAGGAAAAACTATCAAAGTGGATGAGTACGAGCTGCGTAAAAAGCTGTACCTCATGATTGTTGCAATTAACATTCTTGAGGGAATTCGTTTCTACGTGAGCTTTGCTTGCACATGGGCATTTGCAGAATCCATGCACGTTATGGAAAAATCTGCAAAGATTATCAAAATGATTTGTCGCGATGAAAACTTACACCTTGCTATTACTTCTCACATCCTAAAGAAGTTTGCCGATGGCAGTGAAGGCAAGATGATGGCAGACATTGCAAAAGAATGTGAACCTAAGGTATACGAAATGTATGCTGAAGCAGTTGAGCAAGAAGAAGCGTGGGCTGAATACTTGTTCAGCAAAGGTTCCATTGTTGGCTTGAATGCAGAAATTCTAAAAGAGTATGTGCAGTTTATAGCCAACAAGCGTATGCGTACATTAGGATTAAAGGGTCCTTATAATGTACCTAGCAACCCGTTGCCTTGGACAGAACACTGGATCAATTCCAAAGCAACACAAGTGGCGCCACAGGAAGAGGAAATCACAAGTTACCTCATAGGCGGCATCAACAACGATATCGGAGACGATACATTCGCAGGACTCAAGCTATAATGTTACAAATTAAAGACACACAAATAGAGCAAAACGAAATTTACGGGCTAAAATTAACATCAGGGGACGATGTAATTGGTAAAGTGGTTTCTGTTACTGACACACAGTTAGTAGTATCAGAGCCACTTGGATTGGTTATGGTTCCGCAGGCAAATGGTCAGCCTGCAGCACAGTTTGCGCCAATGTTAATGATGCTAGACGAAAACAGTGATCCTGTTTTCGATAGAAAGAACGTAGTTGCTTTTTACAAACCTGCAGCACAGTTCCGGGATGCATACGAAAGGGCAGTATCAAATATCTTGATCCCCGATCAATCCATCCAAACTTAATTACCTGTAATCACACAACAAGGAGAATAAAATGAAGGCAGGGAAGACCCCTTACGAAATACGATCAGATCTGTTACACTTGGCGTACAGTATTGTGCTAGGTCAGAAGCAGGCTGAATGTGCAGAAGAACAAAAGGACGCAAAACCGTGTGATGTTCTTCAAACAAAAGCACCTAGCACCGAGGAGATTATCGACGAAGCACAAAAATTAAATAGTTTTGTGTCACAGTCAACCGACGGCAATAGATGATCAAAGAATTTGTTAAATGGATGAAATTTAATCCGCCGTATTCGGATACACCCGAAGGGTGGGATGAATTTTATCAGAGATACAAAGAAGCTGCACCAGTCAGGTATTTTATGATGCGTACTCTCCCCAAGAGAGCTTGGAGACCCTTATCTCATCGAATCAGAAAAATAGCTGACTGGTTCAGGTATCGTGCAGTAGGATATCACAGAGTTAACAATAGGCTCGAACCTGCCTACTATGATACTGACACTATTCTTCTGCATACCAGTTTCGAGATTTTTGTGAACTTTGTGGAAACAGAACTTGCTCGAAACATGGAGCGCTGGGATAAGCTAAGTCGTGCAGAGAGAATACTCAGCAATTTTCCTTTCTACACAACATTCAAAGATCGTTATTTTAGATCCCCGGAATTGGGTCTTTCTTATTTGGAGTGGGCTAGCGGACTAGATGGTCCCGACTTAGATGAGTATGAAAGATCAGATACTCAGGCCAAAGCAGCAAGAGAAATGATCAAGCTGTATATCTGGTGGAAAGATGTGCGACCTTATCGTGACGATAGTGTAGTTATGCCCGAAGAGTGCGCAAAAGTTTACAGTGAAAGGAGTTGGTCGTACCTAATGGATCATGCTAGGTTTAAGAAAGAGTACCCTCTTGCATACTCTCAATGGCTTAACTGGTCAGATCAGCACCAATCACTTGAAGAGAGGTCAGCAAAAGAAGACACAGAAATGCTTCATCGTTTGATTGATGTGAGGACCAGTCTGTGGACTTAGCACCATCACTATACCAGTCTAAGCTGATCCTTAGGCAAATACTGGATGACGAGTTTGCAGGCGAACTCTATGCTTCCCTATGCAATATGAGATGGGTTAGAATTCCAGACACCGGCGAAGAAGCGACATCTTTAATGTTAAGTGATCGATGGGAGTATGAATCGATGACTTGGAGAACAGCAGGAGCAGTAGTCGCACATTTGCGCAACATAGTGGATTCTAAGCTCGATGAAGATTATTTAAATTGGTATTGCAACGGCAACGAAGGCACAGTGTCTCCTAGAATAAAAGAAACAATGAAAGAATTAGGATGGATGCCTATCCCATGGCCCAACGAGTAAGATTATACAGCGACATACACTTAGAGTTCGGTGATTTTCGTATACCAGAGTTACCAGAAGATTCCGAGACTATTCTTGTACTAGCAGGAGACATTGGCGACTATGTTAGTACCTATGTCCTTGTCGAAGATTGTTGCGATCGTTTTCGTGATGTGGTGTATGTGTTAGGGAACCACGAATACTACGGTTCCGAATACTATCAAGTCCAAGCAGCATGGAGAAATGTCGAACGGGTAATCAAAAATTTCCATTACCTAGAGAACCAGACAGTAGAGCTTGGCGATCTTAGATTCATTGGATCCACTATGTGGACAGATATGAACAACAGCAATCCTTTCACTTTGTGGCATGTGCGCCAGCGCATGAGCGACCACCGGTTGATTAAAATTGGTGATCGAAACCTAGTGCCCGAAGACATCGTAAATATCCACAAAGAGTCTCTAGATTTTATCGAAAAACAGTTGCAGAATCCATTCAACGGTAGTACTATTGTTGTAACTCATCACTCACCGTCTCGCACATTAGTGGCAGAACGGTTCAAGGGACAAGAGTTAAATTATGCGTTCCACGCAGATTGTGACAGACTGATGTATGAATACGAACCGGACTTTTGGTTCTACGGTCACACACATGATGCAATGGACACAATGATAGGAAACACGAGGGTAATGTCAAATCCGAGAGGGTATGTCAAATACGAAAACCCAGAACTGATAGGATTCGACAGTACACATTTTATTGACATTTGACTAAATATCTTTATACAAGGATATTTCGATGGACCTGAGAAGTTTAGTTGACAGCACTGCATACCGAGGAATGATTGTCCTAAGTGACATTCACGCGGAGCTCTCACCTCTGGTCAAAGCAATCGAATACGCACAGGAGAACGACCTGTTCATTCTGTTCCTGGGTGACCTTGTTGACGGATCTGTTTACCCGTTCGAAGTGGTCGAGCTAGCTAAGGATCTGCTTGATAGAAATCATGCTGCTGCTGTTATTGGCAACCACGAAGAAAAGTTCTATCGTTGGACAATCGGCAATCCAGTAAAGCTAGGCAAGTCACAGTTGGCGACCCTTGAGGATGTCGGCGAAACTCGCATGGACGATTTTGCAAGGAACATCCAGGCAACGGTTACTCACCCAAGAGCAGCCCATTACTTCCACTATGGCAATACTATTTTTGCACACGGTGGAGTACATGCTGACCTTTGGGAGAGACCAGACGATCTGCGTTCTTCTCACAAGCATACTTCGCTCTACGGTGAAGTCGACGGAACCAAGGACGAAAGAGGTTTCCCGGTAAGAACCTATGCATGGGTCACTGCTATTCCAAACGGATGCAGAGCAGTTGTCGGGCACGACCGAGACGCCATGGGAAAGTCTAACGTCGAGCAAAAGGTAGTAGTAAACGACCAAGGCGGCGAAGTGTTCTTCACTGACACTAGTTGCGGTAAGCCCAGCACATCGTCTGAAGGTTTCCTTACTGGTACCATGTTCGTGTTTGTGGACGACGAACTAGAATTCGTTAAGTTCTTGCCTTTTTATAGGTAACAAACACCTGTTGACCCCTGTTCAGGGTCATTGCTAGTATTAGTGCATGACTGCAGAATTATTGCTAATTGCAATTCTGGAAAACAACTCTCTTGGTATATCCGAAGAGCAGGTGTCTATTCCTGAAGCATACTGCATGGCCCTGAACATTTACCACGAAGCAAGAAGTGAACCACTGGCCGGGCAATTCGCAGTAGCACACACTACACTGACTCGAGTACGTGATTCTCGATACCCATCAACCGTGTGCAATGTAGTCAAGCAGTACGCAAAACCGAGAGAAGATATTCCTTGGTTGCCCGAAATCAACATGTGCCAGTTTAGCTGGTACTGCGATGGTAAGCCAGACAGAATAATGGTAACGTATCGAGACCAACCAGTTGAGGTGAACATCGAAGCGTTTGAAGTTGCTGCCACCGTAGCGCTTTTAGCAATGAGTGGTGTTGCAAAAGATAATACTCAGGGCGCAACGCATTATTACAATCACAATCTAGTCGATCCGGACTGGGCTCAGTACTACACACCTACGGTGGTGTATGGGAATCATACTTTTCTAAGAAGGGACAAAGGTAACCCCAAATGATAGAATACTTCTTTGGTAATGGCAGAGTAGATGTTATGGTAGAGCTACTATTCACTATGCTTACTGCCATCGCACTTCTCTATTCAGTTCCTAGACTGCTTATGTCTGTCTGGGTTTATTCGTCCGGTAAAGAAGTTGACCGACTCGACGACAGTATGTTCCTAGAAGACCTAAACTTCGGGTTTGGCACACATCCTGTAGGCGCCGTCGTTGATATTGTAATACTACACTTTGCTATATGTGTCGTGGCGCTCTTTTGGCCGGTGATACTACCTCTGTCCATAATATTCTCAGTTGCACATTTGTTAAGGTCTAACGCATTGCGACTGGCACGGAATGTTTCTGCATACGATCGAGAAAGACATGGTTTCTAGTGTGTACACTACAGGAATAGCAATAACCTATGTAATAGGCTGTCTGCTTCTGCTCGCTTGGATAGTGTATCGAGCCCAAAGATACTTAACTGAACAGTTACTCAAAGACTACCCGGAGCCTGACAATTTATTTTCTCAGTTGGGCATCAGTCCCGTTTTTCATAACGGGAAGCTTAATCTAGAAATGCAACATCCTCTGCTAGCAATGATCGACCTTGCTGTTTACAGCTTGTTGGTATTTGCTATTTCGTGTACCTGGATAATATCGGTACCCGGCATAATAATCTACATAATAATTTATAAGAGAAAACACAATGGAAAATTATCTCGATCTAATCAAACAGATTCTTGACCACGGAGTCGACAAGCCCGACCGAACAGGTGTCGGGTCTCGATACATAAATGGAGCAACACTGCACTGGAACCTAGAAGAAGGGTTTCCTTCTCTCACTTGTCGCAAAGTTGCTTTTCGTATCGCGTTTGAAGAGACCATGTTCTTTCTACGCGGCGAAACAGACACAAAGAAGCTAGAAGAAAAGAATATTAATATCTGGAAAGGCAACACCACTCGAGAGTTTCTAGATAATGTTGGCCTCGATTATTTGAACGAAGGCAACATGGGTAAGGGCTACGGGTACCAGTGGCGTAATTTTGGCGGCAACGGTGATCTCAACGACGGTGTCGATCAAGTAAGAGAGATGCTCGAAGCAATGCATAACAACCCCACAAGTCGTCGTCACATTGTGACAGCATGGAATCCCAAGCAATTACACGAGACTCCTTTGCCGCCCTGCCACCTTATGCATATGTACACCTGTGACACCATCACAAACAGATTGAATAGCTGTTTTGTAATGCGCTCCAATGATGTTCCGTATGGCTTGCCCTACAACATTATGAGTTATGCTTTCCTCAACGAACTTTTTGCAGCACACTTAGGCATGACCTCGGGCCAGCTTACGTACTTTGGGTGGGACGCCCACATCTATCAAAATCAAATTGAAATGTGTGAAGAGTTAGTCGAACGAGACTCTCCAGTTTTGCCACAGTTGGTGATACATAAAGATGTTTCTACGTTCGAAAAGATGTTACAATTAGAGTGGTCAGATGTAGAGCTTGTTGGCTATGACCCGTTACCTGACTTCGAAAATAAACCAGGCATGGCAGTATGATCAAAGCAAGGATACGGCATTGTCCAGAACAGGATTCTTTTTACGTACAGCGTAAGAATTGCTTTCTGGGATTAGGGTTCTGGACAACCTGCAAAGAGAAAGGAAACTATAGTTTCGACACACCAACGATTCGATATTATTCTAGTTTCGAACAAGCTCTAGATTTTGCAACGCGAACTACCTGTGATGTTATCTTGACACATCGAGACAGCACCTATGATCCGTTTTAGCCACGTAGTATCGGAGCCTTATCCGAAAATGATGATACGCCGACATTGGTTTGCGATTCGTTACCCCTATACAGTCGAACGCGAAGGGACCTCTGCTGTGCTTTCTTGTACTGACTTAGGATTTGCCGAACTAGTTGCTGGCTCTTGGCACGATCATATTGGCGACAAAGTAGCTGAAAAATTAAAATATGGGTAATATGATGTTTCTATCACCAGACGAAGAATACACATTAGAAAAAGTTTCTCAAATACTTCGCGATATATCTCCAGATAGATTAGAGCAAATACATACCGAAGTTCAAAAAGATCTTGTGGTCGATAAGTTGGCCTCCAATGAATCTTCTTACAGGCCCAGCGACTGTTTCCTAGATAAGATGATCGATGAGATTAACCGACAGGAACAACAAATAATGAACCTAGAGAATAGACTGCATAAGGCCATCAATGCAATAGAAAAACTTGCCCAGGCAATTCGAGACGAAAGAGATGCAGAAAATAATCTAGACTATGTAAAGCAGAATGCAAAATTTACGATCGAGTCAATTTCTCGTGGCGTAGATCAATACTCAGGATAAATACGTGCACACACAAGCAGGAGGCTTGTGGCGTATCTATAATAATAACGATAACAGGAGGTTATCCATGTCCTTAGACACCCGTAAAGTCGATCCGGAACTGGGTCACAAAGTAAGAGATTACCTAATTAGCGCCGGAGTCGAAACTCCACTAAAAGAACAGCCTTACACTGTAAAGCAGCGTATTGAGCTAATCGAAAAAGACTTCACTCATATCATGGAAGTTCTTGGACTTGATCTCGAAGACGATAGTCTAATTGATACTCCGAACAGAGTAGCAAAAATGTATGTGAGCGAGATCTTCTATGGTCTAGACCCGGATACTTTTCCGAAAGTGACTGTGGTTGAAAACAAGTTCGAGTGCGACGAAATGGTAGTTGAGAAAAATATCAACGTTCAGTCAAACTGTGAACACCATTTTGTTGTAATTGACGGACTTGCAACTGTCGGCTATATTCCGAATCAAAAAGTTCTAGGGCTGAGTAAGATCAACAGAATCGTTGAGTACTTTGCAAAACGTCCGCAAGTGCAAGAAAGACTCACATCACAGATTTTCCACACTTTGTCATTTCTGCTAAACACAGAAAACGTTGCTGTAACAATTGACGCAACTCACTACTGTGTTAAAAGTAGAGGTGTAGAAGACACTGGTTCGAGCACCGTGACCAGCAAGCTGGGCGGATGCTTTAAAAGTGATCCAGCAGTACGTGCAGAATTTATGAGCCTTGCAAAGGGGGAATAAATGTCAAAGCTATCGATTGAAGGTTCCGGAGGAGAGGGCATGTTAATGCCTTCTCAGCCATACAAATTCCGTTTGTTCTTTGCAATTGGCGATACTTATTTTGAGACACTCACGAAACAGGTGGTTTTATTTAACTTTGATGTTGTGAACAATAAGCTCGAAGTAAAGCTAACTATACCACTTCATGTTGGCGGCGTGGAACGCGATGTTGCAAGATTTTTCGGAAATCCGACTGGGGAAATACATTGTGAT